TCAGCCGAGCTGCGCGACGACGGGCGTGTGGTCGGACGGCTGCTCCCACGTGCGCGGCACGCGGTCGACGGTGCAGCTCGTGCAGGTTTCGGCGAGCGCCGGCGACAGCAGGATGTGATCGATCCGCAGCCCGGCGTTGCGGCGGAACGCGAGCATCCGGTAATCCCACCACGTGAAGGTCTTCTCGGGTTGCTCGAAGCGTCGGAACGCGTCGACGAAGCCGAGCGCGACGAGCTGCGCGAAATGCGCGCGCTCCTGCGGCGACACCAGATTCTGGCCTTCCCATTTCGCCGGATCGTGCACGTCGCGATCTTCGGGCGCGATGTTGTAGTCGCCGAGCAGCGCGAGCTTCGGGTAGCGTTGCAGCTCGTCCTTCAGCCATGCCTGCAGCGCGTCGAGCCATTGCATCTTGTAGACGAACTTGTCCGAGTCGAGCGCCTGGCCGTTCGGGAAGTACGCGGACACGATCCGCACGCCGTCGATCGTCGCGGCGATCAGGCGCTGCTGCGCGTCCTCGAAGCCGGGGATGTTGCGAACGATATCCGTCTCGTCGAACGGCAGGCTCGCGCGCGCGAGGATCGCGACGCCGTTGTAGGTTTTCTGGCCCGCGAACCAGCTGCGGTAGCCGGCCGCTTCGAGCGCTTCGCGCGGAAACTTCTCGTCGGGGATCTTGAGCTCCTGAAGGCACAGCACGTCGACGTCGCTCTGCGCGAGCCAGTCGAGCACGTGCTGCTTGCGCACGTTCAGGGAGTTGACGTTCCAGGTGGCGATCTTCATTAATTTCTCGCATCCTTGCTGGGCAAGGCTTTTCGGCTGATTATGCCGTCATTTTCGGGGTTGGCTACCAGTCTAGCTACCATCTTTTGTGTCGGTAGAAACTGGGACTTTCAGGCGTGCGCAATCATATCGCGCGCGGCGACAGCGGGGCGAGACGACGGGGGAAATGGGCGGGCGCTCGGGTCCGAGCGCCGGGAGGGGGTTAAGCTGCGTCCGTGCCGGTCATGATCGCTTCGACGCTTTCGGCGGTGATGCCGCTGGAGCGCTCTCCGATCTTGACCAGTTTCAGCTTCCCCTTGTCGACGAGGCGGTAGACGGTGGTTCGGGAGATGCTGAGCATATCCATGACCGCGCTGATGCGATACAGCTTCTTGGGAGTGGTGGTTTCCATGTTTCGACCTAGTGTGGTGGTGGCCAGAGCGCGTATGGTATGGAGCGCTCTGGCACGTCGCAACACAATCTAGTCGACTATCGTATAGTCCTCGCCGTTAACCTACGAGGCCCAAAGCAGGTCCGGCGTAGCTGGCGAGATAGAACAACACGACGAACAACGTCCCAACGGCAAAGACGGTGCCCCCATTACGCGACCGAGGATGGCTTCCAGACACCGGCAGTTGAGAGCTTCAGCGTGTCGCCAGCCTTTGCACCGGTCAGGTCGACGTCTGCGCAATCCCCGAGGGAGAGCTGCAAGCTGCCTTGCGACCACGGGATGAATCCAGTCGGGGAAGCTGCTGCGAATGGCCCAGTGAAGTTTACGGTCCACACGGACGCAACATCGGAGCAGATGGCGGGGAAGAGCGGGAACGTGCCGCCGATGGGGTAACCACCCACGCCAGTTGCCGGGTCGTTCGAAGCGCTACCGTTCCAGACGCCGCCGTTGACTCTGAACCATGCCGTGCGCGACGTCGCGTCGATCGCTACGCCGACTGTGTCCCCTGCGACGTTGAATGCCGCGCCCGCCCCGGAGTTCGTGCCACCGTCTCGATACACGTTCCCGCTCGACTGGAATTTCCCGATCGTCCCCTGACCGTCGTCATATCCGACCTGAGCGTCCATCGCCTCGTTACGCGGGCACACGCCGACCGCGGCGTTCCCGCTGGATGTGCCCGAGACGAATGTGGCTTCGAAGTACCACTTTCCCGCTTTCATGCCGGTCGTTCCGAGCGCTACGACTTGCTTCCCGCCAGGGACGGTAGCGGTCAGGTTGTTGTTCGAGAGCGCGACCGTGCCGGCCTTCATCACCGGATCAAATGCTGCACGCTCGGCGAAGCGCGAGATCCGCAATGTGCCATCGCCATCGGTTGTCTGGCCAGGGCCGAGTTTCACGCCACCAAGCTGGGTGCTTGTTGCGACCGGGATGCCAGTGGGCGGGGCGTCTTTCAGATCCTTGTAGCTGCCGCTCGTTGCCACTTTCGCGAGACCGGCCACGGTGCTCGCGTCTTGCTGGCCAGTGTGGTTCTGCCGGTTTAGAAGCGTCGCGTCCGCGCTGTTCTTTGTCGCTTGTGATGCAATACCGTCGAGCTTGGTCTTGTCGTCCGCGCTCATGAAGCCTGCCGCCTTCTGCGTCACGATTCCGAACCACGCGCGCAGTGTCGAAAGCTTCAACTTGAAGTTGTTGCCGCCATATGCTCCCGCGAGCATTGCGTCATCAACTGGATTCTGGAGTTCGTTGAACTCCGAGATTTTCATGTCGCTCATAGGGAAGTCTCTGTTTTGATCAAAGTGCCGTCTTCTGCGGCGATATGTCCGGACGCGTTTTCAAGCAGGATGTTGGATTCCTCGATTTGGATGCCTGCACCTTGCTGATTGCGCAGATTCCACATCATCAAGAGTCCTAGCGCGCGCATGATCTCGCCCGCCCAAAATCCGTAGAAGTAGTGACCATGCGACCAGCTTGAGTACGCACCGCTCATGTCGGAGTAGGGGCCGGTCGGGTCTTCGATCACCTGCGTGCGCGTGAATTCGACCATACAGCCGTTGATCACGCGATCGACGTAGGTGGACTTCGAACCGGCGAACTTCATACAGACTGCACCCGCCATGTACAGCGCCGTCATATGGCCGGTGTGGTCGTAGTCATCGTTGAACGCCGGCTTGTCAGGCGGAAACTCAGTCGGCGTCAGGTTGTCGTTTGCATCCTGGAAATCAGCCAGATACTTCGCATAGCGCTCGCAGAATGTGATGAGCCGGGTATCGACAGGGAAACCCTGCTGCACGAGCAACTGCCACATCCGGCAACCTGCGAAGAACGCGCGCGCGTTGTACCCCGCCCACGGGTACGGTTTGTCCGTACCCCATGCGAACGTGTCGATGGGGCCTTGATCGAGCTGGTCGTAGCGCGGCCACACATAGAGCGGCGCAACCGGACCCATGACACCGATCTTCTTCGCGTATGCTTCCTGCGCGTCGTAGTAGAAGGCGATGCAGTTGGTGTAATACTGGGTCTTGCCCGAGAGTACCCACATCGGCCCATACTGGTAGCCGGTGTACGGTGTTCCTCGCCAGTAATCCTTCCGTGCGCGGGAAACCGAATACTTCGTCGTGAAGGGAAGCACTCCAGGTGAGTATTTCAGCGCGAGCGGGGCAGGGTTGGACGCATACACGTCTCCCACGGCCATCTCCATCGCCGGCTGGCATTTCACATGGATGAACCACTCGGTCGAGTAGTCGTTGACCGACACGAGCTTCTGCGGGATCTCGCCCCAGCAGTACGTCGAGACCGAACCACCTTGGCCGTTGTTCGTGATGAATTCGATCTGCGTCATCGCACCATTCGGCGTCGGTGCGGCCGGCGTGCCTGCCGCCTGATTCGGCACGAGCGTGAAGTCGGACCAGCTCAGCGGCAGCGTGGTCCAACCACCGGAGGGCAGCACGCGCTGATACTTATTGCCAAGCGCGTCCGTGACCTTCAACCAGATCTCGCCGCTGTTCACGCGGTACGTCAACGATGTGAGGGCGCGGGTGGTCGGTGTTGCGAGCCAGAAGCCGGCGACGACGCCGGAAGTGCTGTCATTGATGTTGACCGTGCCGATCCAGTCAGCGCGGCCAGCGTCGCCGAGGATGCCGCCCTCGTACGTGGTGGTGTAGCCGGCGTTGCCGTACGGCACGAAGCTCGAACCGTCGAGCATGGCGTGCTGCTGGCCGTCCGATTGCGTCGCCGTGACCATCTGGCCGAACGGGACCACCATCTGCGTCGGCGTCACGCTACCGTTCGAGGGCAGGGCATAGCGATACTGCCGGCCGTCGCTCAGGAGGTCGGTCTTCATCCGCGTCAGGAACTCGATGCGAGCCTTCGGCGTGTTGATGCCGATGGTGTTGACCATCGCCGTCTTGCTGGAGTCGATGCGCGTGTAGACGGCGATCTGTTCGAGCGCGACCGTGCTCTCCTTGTTCACGTTCGATTCAGCGGTCTTCGACACGTGGATGTAGCCGCTGCTGTCGCGGTTGACCGTCGCCATCGCGTCGCCGAGGTATTCCCAGTCGTACGCGATGCCCACGTTGAACGGGTCAGCGGCCTTCGTGTCCTGGCGGAAATAGAAGCCGTCGGCTTGAAGGTCGGTCGCGTCGTTGATGGTGTAGATTGAGGCGTTGAACGCGTTGAAGTAGCGCGGGTTGCCAGTCTCCTGGAACATCAAGTAGCAGGCCTCGGCGAACCACTGCTCCGAGTCGATCGAGTTGCCCCACTGGTCGGGAGACAACGCCATCCAGATCGGCCAGACATCGAACGGCTCGTTGCGGCCGATCATCGGGCCGGTCATGTTCGCGTAGTTCACCAGCGCCGTGCCGGTGAACGTCGTGTCGACGAGGCGGATCGTCCCCGGTGGGTCGCCGTTCGGGTCGATCGCGTCCTGATCCGCGTTGTGGCGCACGCCGTCGTACGTCACGTACGAAGCGAACGGGTAGACCGTGCCACCAGCATTGACGCCCGAGCGCACGGAGTCGTACGAGAGCTTCCCGTTGTAGACGGAATACAGACGCGTGATGAGCTGGCCGTTGTACGGGTCGCCGGTCGGGATCTGGCCCATGCCGTTCGTGAACTGCACCTGAATGCCCTTGCCACCGGGGCTGTCCGGGTTGTTCGGGTCCAGCGGGCCGAAGGCCTGAAACGGGCGCTTGCCGTTGATGATCCAGTTCGAGCGGTAGATCTGCGGCGTGGTCGGCGTCGGCTGGCCGGCGTAGAAGAGGTCCAGGTACGCGTCGATCGCACGCACGGCGCGGTCGAGGTAGGAGCGCTTGCCGGTGCCTTTCCATGCGTAGTAGAGGCCGAGGATGTACAGGGCCTGACCTTCGGTCGTGGCCGTGCCGTTCGGGGTGTACCAGACGCTCCCCGTCTCGTAGTGCATGTTGTTGCAGAGCACGCTCTTGCTGTTGAGGATCATGTAGTCCTGACCCGTGTCCGGGTCGTCTTTCGTGTGACGATCGACGAACTGCATGAGGCCGTCGAGCATCGAGTTCGCGTTCGCGGCGAGCTGGTTGAGGGACTGACGGGACAGGTAGAGCCGGTTCATTTACGCAGGAATGTTGTTGCCGACGAAGTAGCCGACGTACGACTTGCCACCGTCGTAGGTTTCGAACATGAACGCGTCGCTCACGCCTTGCGCGTACGACAGGACGGGCGGGACGCCACCGTTCCACTTGATGATTGCCGGCCAGCTGTTGACCTTGTTCGAGCCGGTGCCCTGCTTGAGCACGAGCGAGAACGAGCGCACGAAGTTCGCATCCGTTGCTGGGTTGCTGATCGTGATTGCCGTCTGCGGGGCGTTGATCGTCGCGTTGAAGCAGCCGATGCCGGTCGACAGGTCCAGGTCGAGACCGTTGCCGGTCACGTTCATACGCGCGATCGGCGTCTTGTTGACGTCGCCCGTATCGCCTTTGTCGCCCTTGTCGCCCTTGATGCTGTAGCCGTTCGGCCAAACGCCGCCCGTCTTCGGGCCGAACATGAAGCTGTTGTCCAGGTTGATGTACGAGTCGCCGTCGTTACCGACGTTGTTGGCCGGCGCTCCACGGCCGTAAAGCAGTTTCATCGGGGTCAGCTGTCCGAGGTTGTTGTAGACCGGACTCATCATCAGGATGAGCGGTTGGCCGTCCGGGTTGGTCGGGGCGAGGGGGAGGGAAGCCGCACTCATTGCTCACCCGCGTTCAGACGATCGAGAACGTCTCGGTCGCTCCGGACGACGGCTTCGCAGGCGTTGAGCCTGAGCACGATTTCGTCAGCTCGACCGGCTTCGCCGAGAAGAAATTCAGTAGCCGGCAGCGAAAGTTCGGCTCCTCCGGTGTCAGCAGATACGCCGGCACCGGGGCCAGCTGCACCTTCGGACGGTTGATTGCCACAGGTTGCGGCTCGGTCGCGCAGGCGCAGAGCACCAGCGCGGGCAGCAGCAATATCGCGGTCGGCTTGAGACTTCGCATCGTTGAGCTTCCTTTCGTAGTCGGTCGAGATCTGCGTGACCAGCAGGTTCGACGTCGTGGTAGCGAAGGCCGCTGCCGCGTCCGCTCGCGCTTGAGCGGCACGCAGGGCCTTCTGCTGCCGATCGTCGTTCTCGGCTATGAGCGCGACGTAGTGGTCGCGGGTGAAGTAGAAAGCGCCAGCGCCGCTCACGAGAGCGGCGCAGAGCGCGGCAATGGCGGTCAGCTTCATGCGGTGTCCACCTTTTGCAGAATGCGGGTCATGACCGCGTCGAACAGCTTCGAGCTGCCATAGCCGGCGACAGTGATGGCCGCGGCCTCTTGAGCGGAATCCCAGCGGAACGATTCGGCGATGAAGAACATCAGCAGGCCGGCTGCGATCGAGGAGACCATGTCGCGCGCGACGTGCAGCTTCCAGCGCGACAGATCCTCGGCGCTCGACAGCTTTTGCAGCGTCGATGCTGCGCCGCCGATGCTGCTGAGGATGACCGTGATCACGTACGCGATGACCGGGATGCTGGCCAGATCGCGTCCGAAAGACACGTCGCTACGCGTTGCCGCGTAGGTGACGAGAGACCACGTGAGGGCGAGGAACATCGCCCATACCTTTATCGTTCGCTGCACGCTCGACCCCGTACGTGAAAAAGATTTCGAAAACTCAGCGTCAGGCCAAACACAGCCATCGAGCCATAGAGAACGAGGGTGCTTATCTGCACACTCTTGTAAGCCTGCTCAGCAACGAACAGATGAGACGCAAAAGAGAAGGACGCTATCGGGTACACCCAATGACGCCACTTCAACCCCCACGTGAAAACGAATCGGTCGGGCATCAAGTCATTGACCACGATGTCGACCAGAAGCAGCGCGCCGGCAACCAGCAGCAGCAGGGTGAAGAACCATCCGCCGTGTTGCATCGTCGCGGCCGGGATCGAGCTTGCGTGGCACATCGAAAGCACGACGACCAAAAGCGCCCACGTGGTGAAGCCGAGGCGCGCGAAGAAGTCTGCGTTGCGCGACGTCATTAGGCGGCTCCAGGAATGACCTTCCGTGCGAGCACGAGATACGCTTGACGATCAGCCAGACCGTTCGTGCCGCCGTTGATGACCTTCGTGACCGCGATGAAGTTCTTCTTCAGCGCGAGGTCGTCGAGCTTGTGGTTCCACCAGAATGCAGCGGCGCTGAGGCAGGCATACTTCGGCTGCTCAAGCAGTTCCGGATGCGCGATCAGGTCGAGATCGAGCAGCATGCCCATCAGCAGGTAGTTGATCCGACCGGTGCATTGGATCAGGCCGCGGCCCTTGTAGCGGACGCCGTCGCCCGGTTGCGTGTTGCCGAGATCCCTGCGTCCCTCGTAGGCCTGCCCGCTGGCGATCTCCAGCGTGTAGCGCCCCTCGGCTGACTCGTGCGAGATCTGAGCCAGGAACTCGACGATCTCTTCCGGTGTATCGATCTCGAACTTCGTCATCGCGTCCGAGAGCAGGGGCGCGTACGTGGCGCATCTGTCGATCGGTGCGTGCGTCCAGATCTTCCGAAGCTGGTCGGACGTAATAGACATCTCGGACTCGTGTGGTGGTGGTGAGTGCCGAGAATTTTAAGGTTGGGGTTTACGCAGATACAAAGAGTTTTGCACTGGAAATGCTAAGTGAACCTAAGTGGTTCACTTAGCACCTTTTCGTGCGATTACACGGGCATCGGATCAACCGACGTAGACGCGCCTTCAATCGGTCGCTGATGCGCAGCAAGCTTCCGGTTGGCGTCGTCGAGGTTCTTCTGAAGCTGGTCTGCGCGAGATTGGCTCGCGACCAGTGCGTTCTTCGTTGCTTCGAGTGCCGCGTTCGCCTCGTCGAGCGCCGATTGCAGAGTTGCGTTTGCTGCGGCCAGAGCTTGCACTTGCTGTTCGGCTTGACCAGCTGCGACGCTCGCGTGAGCGAGGCGATCGGCCAGCTCGTTGCGCTGTTGCGTCAGCACGTGGTGCATCATCTGTCCTTCGTTCATCAGGGGAGTGGCTTGTTGATCGTTCATGGCGTTTCCGTTTTGATCTGGATGATTTTGCGGGTGGTGGTCCGCTTGTTGGCCAGAGGTCCGAAGACGATCTGGCGGTGCTCAGGCAGCGTGCCAGTCAATGGCTCGATACGCTGAAGGGTGCAGCCAGTCAGCTCGTAGAGAGCCGTGGCCAGGAATACGACGTTGTCGCTGTACGCGCTCTCGCAGGTGACATCCCACAAGTCGCCTTCGAGGAACATGCAGCTGCCCTTGCAGAGCTGAAGTACGGGACACGTGTTGCAGTGCTCGCGGGTCGACCAGTGGCGCGAGGACTTGAGCTGGACCGTATCCATGTCCTGCACGTTGCCGGCGAGATGAGGCTGGCCGTTCGGCGCTACCGCTACCGCTGACACGTTCTGACACGTCAGCACGTTGCCCTTCAGGTCCATCGTCAGGGTGTCAGCGCGGTCGCTGCCGCACTTCTGGCCGAGCGTGCGCGCTTCGCGCCGAGTGACCACGGACTCGCCGAAGTCGACGATTTTCTGCGTGACGCTGTCGAAGTTGAGCGCGTTGCCGCTCTTCAGCTCGTCGAAGGCGCGGGCGCGGTAGCGGACGTGCTCGTGCGCGTCGTGAAACGACATCGAGCGGCCACCTTCGTCGTACGCGTCGACGAACATGCCTTCGCCGATCGGCACGTCGGTGTCGCCCGTCAGCTTGATGAAATAGTCGCGCACCGCGCGCCGCGACGTACTGTCTTTGTGCAGCATCGCGTTGAAGGAGATCCGGTTCAGCGGGCGAAGGCGCTGGTACAGCATGAGGATCGCTTCGCGCGTCAAGGGGTTATCGAGGGGGTCTTGACCCCGTGCCTTCTGCCCCGGCCCGTCGTGCGAGATGCCGATCGTGAACCCCATCGAAATGAGCCACCCGGCCTTCATGTGGTCGATCAGGGAGCCGTTCGTGATCATCCGAAGGGTGATGCCTGGGTAACGCGTCCGCAGCCGCTCAGCGAGCGGTTTGAGCGTCTTCCAGTACACCATCGGCTCGCCACCCCAAAACTCGACAGTCGCGTCCTCCGTGAGATAGCAGTTTGCCATCAGGTGGGACATGAACACGTCGACGTCACCGGGGTTGGTTTGGTCCGCGTGCGGCACGAATCGTTGCGAGCAGTATTCGCAGCTGTAGTTGCACGAGAGGCCGAGCTGGATCTTCAGCGTGCGAACAACGCGGTCCTTGCGCCCGGGGGGCACGGCCTGCGCGCGCGGCTCGCTGGGGCGCTCGGGCACCACGTCGTAACCGCGGTGGTCGGTGAGGGTGCTTCGTTGGTTGTTGTAGAAAAAGTCACGGCCGACGCCAGAGGCGTCGACCGTCTTCAGGCGGAAGGTGGTCATCTGGTGGCTAGGTACGTCGCCTGCCGCGCGCGGAGCGTGGTCTTGAAGGCGACCATGTCGTTGAAAGCGAGGTCCCCATCCTTCATTTTCAGTACACCAGCGTCAAGGAGTTTCTGTCGTTTATCAGATGGAAATGCGTCGGCCGGCAGGATTGAAAACAGCAGCTCGGTGAGCAGATCCACCTGCGCTTCGAGCGCGGCGAGTGCGTCGTTTGTCTTGATGTCTTTCAGCAGCTTGTGCTTCGCATGCCATCGGTCGATAACGGGCGCAATTGCTGGCATGAGCCGCTTTAGGACCATGTCGCCGCTTTCATCCGAATTGTCCACGGTTGGGGTTGAGTTGGTCGGCTCGACAGTGTGGCAGAAAAAGACCGCCGTGTAGGCGCTCATCTCTTCGTTGATACCGATGAGAACGAGCGGCATAAACGAATCGATGTTCTTTCGAAGAAGAGCTGACGACAAGCTGTCCTTTGACTCGTGAATGTCGCTGCCCCACACGACTACGTACTGCCCGTTACGAGCACGCACTAGATGCAGGACGTCATTACCGTGCTCCACCTTATTCAAGTCGAACTGCCAGTAAAGGCTCAGGTCCGTCGACTGCATAGTGAAACCGGTAGGTGTCGGAATGATAGTGACGATGCCGTACGCGTGGGCGCGCTGCTCATCCGTCAGATCGTCGGGGATGAGTACCTTATGCACCAACATGGCTGAGTCCTTTCCATTCGAAGGTGTTGTAATCGAAGTCAAACCCATTTGCGCCAGCCGAGACGACGTAACCTTCGGCGATGATCATGTGGCATCCGCCGACGATCGGTAGGTAAACCTTGGTGTCGGCCGGGGGGGTGTGCGCGACGACGCGGTTGCGCTTCCATCCACTCACGTGCGCGAACTCATCCCACCGATCGTCCAATAGTCGAATGTCGTCGTTGTTCGGCAAACCCTTCACGACGCCCAGCTCGACGCCGCGGAGCCACGACTGTTTGTCGTAGACACCGAAGGCCTGCGCACCGTCGCGGCGGGTCCAAAAGGCGTGATCGTCGGTCCAGAAGAGGGAGCCGTCTTCGAAGCCGATCATCTTGCGGTCGCCGAGTTGCGGTGTCTCGATGTCGAGCACCGCTTCAGGTCCAAGCGGCGTCATGAGCATGTCGCCGATCTGAACATGCTCGACGGCCTTCCACGAGCCGTCAGCCATCATGATCCGCGTGCCGACTGGGAAGCATGTGCAGGCGCAGTTGCAGTTGCAGTTTCCCCACATACGCACGAGCTGAACCTGACTGCCGGACCGTTTCAGGTAGAAGGCCGCTGGTGCAATGACGCCGTTACCGGGGGCACCCCACCACGGGAGATTCGGCTGCGTCGGATGCCAGCCGTCGCCGCTGTCTAGCGTGCCGACCGAGTTTAGGCGGTCTTCAGCGCCCTTGCCGGCGAAGCAGTTCTCCAGCCAACCATAGCGCGACGTCCAGATTCCGCCCGTGCCCTGTTCGAGAGTGTGCGTATCAGTCGCGAATCCCTTGCCACCGTAAACCTTGACGTAGCCCCCGTCGTTCATATAGATGCCGCCGCCATAGGTTTGGTTGTACCAGCCAACTTGACCGTTCGAGCGGAACCACCCATTGTTGTAAAGCTCGGCCACCGTGTCGCCGTTGCGGCCGAGCTTGGCGTTGTTCAGCGAGTTGTAGAGGTAGTCGGCGTAATTCTTCGTCGCGGCGTGGTAGGGCAGCGACGGGTCGCCAGAGAGCGTGAGCGGGCCGTTCATCTGGTCGCCAGAGCGCAGCACACGGTTGTTCGCCGCGGTGGTCGCCGCCTGCGCCTGCGCGTCAACGTACCGCTTCGGCGCGGCATGCAACGCCTGCGATGGGTCGCCCGAGAGCGTGAGCGGGCCGGTCATGTTGTCGCCGCTTTTGAGGACACGGCTGTTTGCTGACGCCGCAACCTGGTCGAGATTGTCCTGGTATGCGATCGAACGGTTGTAGTCGATTTCGACCACCCATGTGACCGGCGTCAGGCTCGCGAGCCGGAAGAGCTTGTTCTGCGACGTGCTGAGGTACGGCATACCGATCTGGAGTCCAGTGATCGGAAAGGAGTCGCCAGAGTTGCGCGAAATCGCCGTGAGATCGTTGTTGAGCAGCGGAGCGAGCGAGTCGGATACCCGCTGGCTGTCTGGAATCTGTGTGTAGTTCTGCATCGTGGTGGTGTCCGTTAGCAAGACGAATTTTACGAGCGCTGGCCAGAGCGCCCAAGGGATTTCAGTAAGCGTGAGCGGCCCAGGTCAAAGCGCCGTCGATCTTTGCCTTATCAGAGACCCTTTCAAGGAAACAGTCGAAATGCGTGCGCGTGACCGAGCCGGCGACAAGTTTCGCGGTACATGGGTCGCTCGCGCTCTGCACGGTCAGGGTCACCTTCGGTGCGACGTGGAATGGACGCGTAAAGAAGATGCGCGTCGGTGTCGTTCCGTCGATGATGTTGTCGCCGCTGTCGAACATATCGGGAACGTCGACGACAACGCTCAGTTTGTTGATCACGCCACGGTCACCGGAAGTCGAGTTCATCGAGATGCGGAAGAGGGCGGTCTGATACTCGTAGTCGCCCTGCACGAACGGTTGAAATGGGGCATAGCCGGTCGGGCTGTCCGACGTGAGCAGCGCGAGGAAGCCGTCGTCATCGAGCACCTTCTTCGAGATGGTGATATCGGAAATTACGTGTGCCATATCAGTACAAACTGTAGTTGATGGTTTGGCCGATACCTTGGACATCGAGGGTTCCACGGGATACCGATCCGCCCTCCTGGCCGACGTACAACGTGCGCGTATTCGTATCCTGCGAAATAGCGATGAAGTAGCGTTCACCGACTTCAAGGTTGATCGGGACGGAAATCTTCTTGCCGTTGTTGTCGATCGCAAAGACACTCATCGTGGACGCTTGATAGCCGATCGTGATTTGCGCACCGTTCCGTCCGCAGAAGCTGGACCATGTATCGTCGTTGTCGTCGTACGGAATGACCCAAAAGCTAGTCGAGAACACGTTCGGGATATTGACGTCGAATGTCACGTGAGTTGGCACCGGTTGGAGCGGCGCAGTTTGCACGAAAAGGCCCGAGCCATACTTCCCAGCGCGGTAGCTAACCGTCTGCTGCTCCGTGACCGATCCATCCTCACCGGGGCCGGAGAATCCGAGCGTATTGTCGAGCTTGATCGCATAAAGCACGTCAGGCGGTAGTGCCGTGAGCGTGGCAATCTCGGCGCGGTAGTTGATCGACGAGATGTCGCCCGCTGCGGCCCACGGCATCTGTGCTCTGGCGTCGTCCCACGGGAACGTTGCGTCGTTCCATCGCATGGTGAAGTCGACGATCGCGTCGAGACCAATGAAGAGCGTATTCTGCGCACGGAAGCTTGTCGGGAGCGACACGCTGAAGATGTACTCTGCCTTCGCCTTCCCGTCATCCATCCGCAAAGAATTTCCGTAGACGACCATGTTGTACCGCATGCCGGTGAAGCCTTTCGACAGTTCGTCCGACTCGTACACGATGTTTGTGTTTTCGAGTTGAGCGACGTCGGTAGTAACGAAGGTCGCCTTGTCCGAGTAGATGCCAGGGGCGGCGATTGACTTCAGCCAAAACTTGCGTGTACCACCTGCGCCGGCCGTAAGACCGAAGCTTGTAGATTTCGTCTTTGCAACGAACACGGCTGTCGCCCACGTGTCACCCTCACGGATCTCGTAGTCGAGAATGTTGTCTTCCGGGTTCGGCTTCCAGCTCATCTCGATCCGGTTCGACGACTGAACAGCGATGACGCCACGTACTGAGGACGGGCCATACAGTGCGATCGTCTGGATCGTCGGGATCGGCGAGAAGTTACGGCTCGTATCGATCGCGCGGATCATGAACGAGTATGCCCCGCCTGTGTCCGTCGTCCATGCGAACTGCGTTGCTGCATAGTCAGTCACGAGAACCGTTCCAGTCTCCCACGACGTGCCAAGGCGAATCTCGTAACCGGCGCGGTCGAGATCGGGGATCGGGTCCCACTTCAGCAGGATGTCGTTCTGACGGCGGATGACGTTGAAGTTCGTTACGTTGCTCGGCGGTTCATCCTTCCCGACGCAGCGATAGTTCCACGTCGACAGCTGCGAGCTGCGGTAATCGAACGTGCTGATCGCCCACACCGTGATGTCGTAGTCGACACCGCTCTTGCAAGGACCAAGGAACACGCTTTCGCCGGTCGTGCTCGCGGTGAGCCACGTCGACTGCGAACTCTCCTTCCACTGCACGTCGTAGCGCTTAACGATCGCGTTTGCAGGCGGGTCCCAGGATACGAGGATACGAGCCTGAATCGAGCCGTCCTGACCGATGATCAGCTGCTCCGTACCGGACGCCATGACCATGTTCGTCGGCGGGGGAGGGATCAACGGGTTTTTGAACGAATATTGCTTGCTGCCGATCGGCACGCAGTTGTCCGCTGCGGCCTGCTTGTTGATGTTGATTTCGACAGCCGTAACCTTGTAGGTGTCAGGCTGGTTGTCCACCGGCTCGATCGCGATCGTACGGAAGGGCTTCGCGATCCCGAACCCACCGTTGTCCTCGATCGTGAAGACGGTGCGATCCGGGATGTTCGGCGGAATGATGCCGCTCACGATCGTCAGCTCGGTCACGGACCCGATCTTGCCGGGGGTAACGACGAAATTCGACAACCCGTCGACGGACTGGAGCCGCAGGTTGTAGTTCTGATTGACTGTAAAGTAGATCGGGTCTCGCAGGTAGATCTTGTTGTTGAAGATCGACTTGATCCGGCCACCAGACGACCAGCCGGTGATCGGGTCGGCGACGTAGATCGGCTTGTACGGGTCGATGACGCGGCCGAGACGCGCGGTCACGAACGACACCGTCGCACACTCGGTGGTCGACGTGATCAGCTGGTAGGTGGCACGACGAACAGCCTCGTGCTCGTTCGTGCAGCCGATCGCCTGAAACTGGTAGGGAATGCTGCCGTTGAGGGCGATGTGTTCTTCGTTCGGGACGCGCCGATGGTCGACGTTCCAGTCGATGTCGGGGTTGACGAACTGAACCTCGTAGTCGTTGTATCGTGTCGACATGTCCGTGAACGTGTAGCTGAAGCCTTCCGGCGTCACGTTCTCGGGTGTGAACATCAAGGTCGGTTCTTCCCACCGGTCGACGCGCAGATGGACCATCCCAGTCGCGTCGTCGAAGATAACCGCGCCGAAGCTGCCGGCGACATACTTCAGCATGTCGAGACCGGTTTGCTGGTCGGTCAGAGCGAGGTTGAAGGTGTAGCGCGGTTGCCAGCCACCGCGGCCGTCCGGGACCATCTCGTCGCACCACCGGCCCGCGTCGTAAAAATCGAAGCGGTTGCACGTGATCCACGGGTAATACTTCGCGAGACCCCACGTGGGGTTCATGATGAGGTTGTAAAGAATCCACGCCGGGTTGTTCGTCCATGCGAGCTTGAACGTCCCATTCCACGGGCCGCTCGCGTCGTACGAGTGCATGTCGCCGTTGTAGTTCGTCGGAACCAGGATCTCCAGCCCGTCATAAATGCCGGAGAAGTCCGGGATCGAGCTGAACTGGCTCGTCGCCTTGGCGACCAGATGGAGGAGCGCGACTTGGTTGTACGAGCGGTTCCCTTTCGTGATCATCTGGAAGCTTTCCCAGGTAAGGTCACAAAATTCCGTCGTACTGGCGTCCGGATTCTCCTTCAGTACCCGTATCACCCAGTTGTCATTGATGCGAGGCACGTCCCACGCGTAGTCGACCATGTAGCCACTCGTGGTCTTGCCCGTCACCTTGATCAGTCCACCTTGAACCTCGGACCACGCGGCGTAGCTGGACGCCGGGCGATACTGAATTCGGAAGCGCGCCGTGTTGTTGAAGGAGCCGTCGTTGTTCTGGATGTAAAGGACGTTGAACTGCATCCGCACTTGCAGCTGGTCGATAACGCCCTTCAGCGACTGGTCGGTCTGACGGTTGACCCACGTCCCTTGAAATAGACGTGTGCCGACCTGGGTGTTCGAGCTTTCGCCCCCGAGGACGTAGTTGACCGGCGAGTCGTGCGCGGTGCCGAGCTTGACGCCGAGGTTAAACGAACTGAAGTTCAGCGATCCGTCCTGCGACATGAGCGGCGTCCCGCCGACAGAGAAGGTCTTCATGCCGTCTACCAGCCCTCGAATCGGGCCTTGAGACAGACCAAGGACGATCTCGACGACGTCTCGGGAAAACAGGTTGTCGTCCGTTCGCGTGGGCGAGCTGGAGCCACCGCCGCTCGCGCCACGGATGCTCTGGATAGGGCGTTCTTCTTCGACAATCATCGTTGGATTTCGTTATGCGAGAACGCAGTGGAGTGCTTGACCGTCCCCGTTCTGGTTGCAGTAGCCACCGAGGACCATATTGGAATCGTCGTACCGCTTCGCGTCGACGTTGAACGACAGGTAATGACCGAAGTGCTTCACCCGACCGAACAGGAGCGGAAGTCGAGTGCCGATTTTCACGGTGTTCTGACTGGAAGGAATGATCAAGCTGGAGTTCGTCGCTGAACTCGCCCCCAGCTTTGGTTGGGGAGCGAGCATTGAGATGATGCCGCCGAGCATCATCATCGCGCCCCCCATCATCATGCCGATGCCGACCTGAGCCATCGTGCCGCCCACCGGGCCGGTCCACCAGAGGATCGCGCCGACCACGACCATCACGGCCCCGATCAGGATCTGTAGGAAGCTGCCGTTGCCGCCCGCGCCGCGCAGGGCGGGGTAGACGTGCAACTCGGTCTTGTCGGTCTGCACGAACAGTGCATCGCGGCAATCGAAGCCGTCGACGCGCACGTCGACGGGGTTCTCGGCGTCAAAGCCGGGAAGCTGCTTCAGCACCGTCAGCGCTTCAGCAGCCGTGGTGGCGTGGACTTTAATCGGCTCCGGGTGCCGCTCCTTCAGGGAGCCATGCAGAAAGATCGTCTTCATCGAGCAAAATTACCGCGTTGTTTCTGACGTAGTAGCACCAGACATCGTGCTCGCCAATGATGTAGTGGAACCACCTTGGCCACGCCTGAAATGCACGGTAGTCCTGAGCAGATAGGTTCGGCCCCGTGCGTGGATGCGTGTGCCATGTGGCTGCAATCTGATCCTCGTATTGTCGGATAGACGCGGGGGTAATTTCAAAGCCTATTTCGGGTTGCTCATGGACGTTTTGGCACTCGACGATCGATCCGTCATTTAGGAGGAAGCCGCACCGTTCGGTCAGGGGAGTCCAGAGTTTCAACAAGTCGTCGTTCATACTTCTCTCTCAAGTGTGGTGGCAGGAGGGTCATGAAATCGACCGACTCTGCTTGTTCCTGATTCTTCGCTGCGATGTCCGGATGCCGGATGACATCGAGCACGCGGTTCTTCCACCGGTCGTTCAGTGGGTCGGCTTTCGAGACTTGGCCATACAGGTGATGCAACACGTACTGATTGCCGACGTAGACGCCGATGTGGTTCGCGATGCCGGACCTACTGGCGACGTGCATCATCAACAGGTCGCCGATCTGCAAGCGATTCAGTGGCGTATTGATGAGGACAAAGCCCTCACGGTTAAAGTAGTCGCCGAGCAGATTGAAGCCGTCGTTTTCCCACGCGCACGGTCGAGCGTAGTTCGTCAACTTCATTCCATAGGTCTTGTCCAACCATTTGCGCACGAGGCCGTAGCAATCGTCGCGGCCTTCGACGTACGGGATTCCCTCGAACCCTTCGATGTATTTTTCATAGAGAGACATGGGGGAACTCCGGTGGGTAAAAGGCACGTGCCGGCAGGTAGAACATCTGCCCGTCAAGTGGGGTACGCAGTTCGAAGGTAGCCATCGAATTGCTCATGCTCAGGGTCTTCGACACGCGCCAGATGTTGATCTGGTAGCGGCCGACATTGTTTCTCACATCCTCAAGATGACACCGGTAGCGTGTGATCGTTGCACTGTCGGTCTTTCCCTGCGCGATAAACGCAGAGAAGAGCCCGTCCGGGTTGGCGATCGTGAGCTTCGGTCGATTCCACTGACCATCCGTGCGAACACCCTCGCCGGCGAGGGTGATAGGGATGGACTCGAACACCATCCCTTGCCACGTGACTTGAGTCTTGGCTGTCATGCAAAGGACCGTGCCACCGGAGATACTGTTGAGTTCCATCTTGAATAGGTCGACCAGTGCGTCGGCTGACAGCTCGAAGGACTGGGAAACATGGGTATCAGGAAGATCGGATCTCACGGCATCTCCACGAACTCGACGCTGAAGGCCTCAGACCACCCGTCGGCTCCTTTTTTACCCTTCGGCATTTCGAGAGGCTTGTTGAAGCGGACGTTCAAGGTCCCCAACCAGGGGTGCTTGTACTGGAAGGTCTTGTAGAGCCTGTACGTTTCGTAGAAGGCTTTGAGAAGACCCATGTTGTTGAGCGGATTCGTGGTGATGTCCACGGAGCCGTCCGCGTTGATCCCGCGCCACATCGTCTCGAACGAGAGAATGAAGATGCGTTGTTCCGGAGCGGTCGGCGGCGTCGAGAATACATACGAGTTCCCGAGCTGGATTCGCGTTCCAGACTCGGGGTACTTCTCTTCGACCAGATGATTCGGAAAATCGAAAGTGAGTGACGTTGCCATTTACATTTGACCCAGTGCAACTTGCTTGATCAGCTTCTTCGTAGAGCCGCCCGTGACGATGTCGTTGCTGATCGCGGCGACGACGTCATTCGGACCCATCTGCGGCTTTTGATCCGGGGCAACGACCCACACGTTGACGTGCTGCGGCTGCTTCTCGCGTTCAGGCTTCGGTGCAGGTGTGCTCTTCGAGATGACGCGGTTGCCGTGTGCGTTGAGGTTGTCGAGGAAGTCGGTGCCGACCGCCGACACGGCCCCATCGTTTAGCACATACTCGCCGTCTTTCAAAAGAGCATGTACGGAGTCACGACCGGGCATCCCGCCCGTCACGCTGCCGCCCAACACGAAGCGCTTCACGCCCGCCGAGCGGGTGACGAGACCGTTGCTGACGGAGCCACCCTGGACGGCGAGCGCGGTGCCAGTGGAGGGCATATCGAAGCCGCCCGTGGCCACGGGTGCAGCGGAAGCAGAAGCCGCCGTCCCGAACATGCTGAGGACGCCCTTTATAAGCATCAGCGCGGCCTGCTGTTCGAGGATCTGCAAGACCATCTTCAGGAACGACACGCCGAAGTCCCTGACTGCCTGACCAGCGGTCTTCGAATGGGTGGTCAGGTCGTCGAAGAACTGGATCAACGCGTTGTCGGTCCCGTTCAGCATGTTGGCGTACCCGTCGATCGCCATCGAGGTCGCGTTGTGCGTGTCGAGGAAGTTCTTGTTCGCCTCGTTGATACCCTGCATCAGCGAGAAGGAACCAGTGGTAGTCTTCGCTGCAAGCTTCTCTTGAAGACGCTCCTGACTCTCAACCAATGCGTTCGACTTATCTTGTAGCGCGTTAAGTTCGCCCTGCTGCGTAGTGCGTTCCGTGGTGAGGCGCACGATCGTGGCTTCAAGGCGTGCCTGTTCCTCCCGTTTCGCAGGATCAGCCTTCGCAGCAGCGAGCTGCGCGTACAGGCCGGTCGCGGGTGCGCCAGCGCCGTCACCTTCCTCACCAAGCATCGCCGTACGGGCGTTGACCTGTTTCCGCAATTGCTCAATCTCGCCGCGCAGTTGGGCGATGTTCGCCTGATACGTGACGAGGTTGCGCGCGTCCACGACGTCCTGATCGGCCGCCGCCTTGAGGCTAAGCGACTGACGTTGAACCTGGCTGAACTGGGCCGAGTAGCGTGGATCACTCATGTATGCCGACGCTGCCTGATCGGCAATCACGGGGTAAGAGTTGCGTTTCAGCTCGATCGCTTGATTGCTTGCCCGTGTCTTCTCGTCGCCCTTGATCGTGGTCATGAACGCGTTGAACGCCATTCGCGCCCGATCTTCGTCCTCCTTGAACTGCGCGGCCTTGATCTGCTCGTTGAGCTTGCGCACACGCTCGGCGTTCTTATCGATTTGCGAACGAACCTTCGCGTCCATCTCGGCCTGCAACGACTGAAGCTGCTGCTTCACGTCGTCTGCGTAGTCGCGATGGTCGCCGACCTGAAGTGTCGGGCTCGTCCGCTTCAGCGTGTCGATCGCACGGTTGTACTGGTTCTTGATCAGTTCGACGGCGACGTCGCCGAGCTGCCGTGCCTTCTCCGGGTCACGGGTGATACCAGCCTGGGTGTCGACTTCGGCCAGCTGTGCTTGAAGAGCGCGTTGCGCGGCCGAGTTTGTCGCCTTCAGCGACGGCGCAGCCTCGACGCGCGCGTTTTCGATCTTGCGTTGAATGTCGTTCTGCGCAACCTTCAGCCGGTCGATCTGAGCGCGCAGGAACGTCTTCTGGATTTCGTCGTCGGACGCGTCCAGCTGGGTCTGAAGCTGACGCATGAGCTGGCTGTTGGCCGCGCCTTGGTTTGCCAGATCCGGGTTGTTCAGGAGGCTTTGGTAGCGGCCGAATGCGCCAGCGCCGCTGCCGATGCGCTGCACGTAGTTGCGCGTCTCAGGCTTGAGCGAGTTGACGAACTCGGTCTCAGTGACGCCGGTCGGATTGCGGAAGTCCATCGAGCGACCATCCGCGCTCGTAGTGGCCAGCAGCTTGTCGACGTAGCCGGGACCGCCGTTGTAGGCCGCGAGCGCGAGCGTCGAGTTGTTGCCGTACTTCTTCAGCTGCGCGTTGAGGTACGCGCGGCCGATCGCCTCGTTGTACGCGGCGTCGTTCCGGTAGCGCTTGTCGTCCCACGGCAGGCCGGCCAACTGTGCAGCTTCTGGCGCAGTGTCGGGCATCACCTGCGCGATGCCGATTGCACCCTTGCTCGATGTGATCGGACGCCCGTTGGCGTCGAACTGCCGGTTGCCGCTCTCCTGCGTCTTCAGGGCAGTCCAGAGCGCGTCCAGGCGCGATTCCGGGGAGCCGAGGGCGCCCCTCGTACGCGTTACCGCTGCGGTGACCGCGTTGACGATCTCCTGCGCGGCCGGGTTGGAGTTGGCGTAACGCTGGTTCGCGAGCGATGTGTTCGTGCGGTCCAGATCGTGCTGATAACCCTGTGCCGTTTGCAGCCCGTTCGTAACCTTCTGGAGATTCGTCAGGAGATTGGACAGTGCCTGTTCTTCGGCGTATGTGTTTGCCTTTTCGGCGTCCGAGATCCCCGGCGTGGTCCGCGCCTGAATTGCCTTCGCGATTGCTGCGTTCACGGCTGTTGCGAAGGCCGATTGGGCGTCCAGGTCGCGCGGCTGGCCGTTGATACCGGCAGCGTCCACCAAGCCCGCCTGGACCTTGCCAGACACGTCCGCGCCGGCATCCTTCAGGTACTGGATGATTGCCGGGATTGTGTCCTTGTTCACCCCCTCGTCGATCGGCAGATATCCGGCCGACCGCCTTCCTCCCGGCAGGGCACTGAAGCGGCTCGGCTCATACCCGGACAATGCGGACTCGTCCATGACGCCGACGCCGGGGGTGCTCATTCCCGGCGCGCGCTCAAGCTTGTCGCGCGGCCCGGAGAATGCCCCTTTTTGGAAATCACCGGCAGCTTGGCCAGCGGCTTCTTTCGCGCGCTCAACCATGACGTCGAGCTGTGCGCCGAGCACGCTCGTGTTCATCTCGTAGCGCTTACCCAGCTCGACTTGCAGGCGTTGCAGCCTATCAATCAGGTCTTCGGTCTTGCTGATCGCGCTCTTGTCGAGCGTTACGCCGTACTTCTCGAACTGCACGCTAACGTCGTCGATCTCGCGCTTGAGTTGTTCCGGGTGCTCGTTGAGCGCGGCCATCTTGTAGCGCAGGGTGTCGATCTGCCGGCCGATGCTGTCGTACGACTGCTTGGACGAGGTCACTGCATCCTTCGCGGCGTTGACAGCCGTGCGCTGGTCCTCGAAGGCCTGCTTCGAGTCGTTCAGCTTGTTGACGAGATAGACGACGCCAGCCGTCAGACCTGCGATGGCCCCGAGGACAAGGCCGACTTGCCCCCCCATTGCGGCGAGACCAGCTGCGGCTTCGAAGCCGCCAAACGTCATGCCCGCGATGCCGCCGAGCAGCCCCCCGACGTACTTCAGGCCGACCGCGAGTGCGCCGGTGCCGATCAACGTGCCAACCGTCTCCGTGACACCTGCGTAGTTCTTCAGCGTGGTCTCGGCACTCGACGTAAGGTCGAGCAGGTGCTTCAGGCCGTCGAGCAGCGGCGTGAAGCCTTCACCGACCAGCAGCGACGTCTGGTTCTTGAAGCGATCATACTGCGCGCCGAGCGTTTCCATCTGCTCGGCGTTGGCGCGCACTGCGGCATCCGTGTGGTTGAGCGTCGACGAAAATTCGTTCATCTCGGACAAGTTGCCCGAGAGCGCCGTGAAGGCCGACGCGCTGCGCGCCTCGAACGCCTGCATGGCATCGGCGGCAGTAAAGCCGGCATCCTTCAGGTTCTTCAGCGCACCGTACAGACCTTGCGACTTGACGTTGATGTCTTCCTGCGTGAGACCCAGTTGATCCAGCGTCGCCTTGAACTTCTGGCTCGGCTTTTCGAGGTCGATCAGTAGTTGACGCAGTCCACCGCCGAGCGTCGCACCGGAGGCCGTACCGGTGTTCGTGATGGCCACTGTCGCTGACAGCATTTCCTTGAACGAGACACCTGCCTCACTCGCAGTCTCACCAGCGGTTTCGATCGACGTCTTCAGTTTATTCATCGTCAGGCGCGACGAGTTGACCGCCTGGGCGATCATGTTCGTTACCTGAACCGTGTCGCTCGCGGACATCTTGAATGCGCCGAGCGAGCCGGTGACGGTGTCGACCGTCTTGTTGAAGTCTTCGCCCGTGGCGGTGGCAAGATCAGCCACGCCGCGCAGAGCTACACCGAGCTGGTTGGTAGTTACGCCCGTCTCCGACAGGGCGGCAGCTGCCTTGGTCAGATCCGTGGCGCTGTAGCGTGTCGCATTGGAGACAGTCTCGATGGTCGAAGCGAGCGAGGCGAGCTGAAGATCGGTCGCGGACGTGATCGTCTTGAGGTGAGCCAGTGCTTCTTCGTACTGGATCGTGTTCTGCAACGCCGACGTGAACGCGGTCTGCACCCCACGGGTCACGCTGTAATTGGCGAGGAGGGCGGTCTGCGTCAGCGCGATTGACGCCCCACCGTCGCCAAATGTCTGCCGATAGCGACGAGCGCGCGTAGCGGCGTCCTGTTGATCCTGAAAATCGGTACTGTTGCGACGGTTGCTCTCGGCTTGCGCATCACGCAGCCGCATAAGCGTCGCGCGATCGGGACCGAACTGAGCAGCGGCGCGAGCTGCTGCCTCGTCTGCCTGCTGCTGTCGGCGACGATTCTCTCGAATGGCGCTGTCCCAATCATCTTCGAGCTTCTTCTGCGCAGCCTTTGAGCGTCGGTGGTCCTCAAGGATTGCGGCATCCCAGTCAGCCAGGAATTTCCGCTCGGTGGCCTTGTCGCGCTTGAGGTTTTCGAGATGAGCTGAATTCCACGTCTTGTCGAACGATGCCTCGGCGTCGCGCGCTCGCTTGTGGTCTTCAACCTGCGCCGCGCGCAGTTGTCGTTCGAAAGTGGCGTCGGCGCGTTGTGTGCGCTGACGGTCTTCGACAATGGCTTGATTCCATGCCTTCTCGATCGCGGCTTGCCGGCTACGCTCCTCAGTGAGCGCTGCGGTCCAGTCCTTTTCGAGTTGCTTGCGCTCGTTGCTAAGGGCTTTCGCCGCTTCGCGTTCGGCGCGTTGCTGAGCACCGACCGTAGTGCGCAGCGACGTCGAGAGATCCGCCTTGTCAGCGTTCACGATCGCGAGTTGGGCCTGCGCGACATCAACGTTCTGGCCGCTGTCGAGGGCGCGGCCGAGGCGCACGCGCGCCCCGCGCTCGCGCAGATCGATTTCCTGCTTCAGCTGGTCGAGACGCTGTTGGCCGTCGCGTATGTCGCGCTTGGCCGCGGCCTGCGTCGCGGTGTCGCTGTCGATGATCGCTTGCTTGTAGCGCTGCTGGGCGTCGGTGATCCGCGCGGTGATCTCGTAGATCCGCGTCGCGGCACTCATCTGCGACGTCGAGTATTCACGGTTCGCCTCCTGGGCGACCTGAAGTTGTCGCTCAAGGAGCACGCGGCGCTCGGCGGCGGCATTGAGCGCGGTCAGCTGTTCGAGCTGCGCGCGATTGTCGGAGCCGAAAAGCGCTTGCGAGCGCGTGCCTTGCACGAGAGCTTGGTTGATCTGCGCCTGCGGCCCGCCCGATCGCACGGTCGCGAGCATGGTTCGCATGTCGCGCTGAAGACCACCGATCGCGGCCAGGATGTTGGACTGACTCGGATCGGTGGAAGAGACACCGGGGATCGAGATTTGCTTCGCGATCCCGCTGATGTCGTTCAGGCGCTTGAAGATCTCAGTGAGGAGGGTCGAGAGGGACTGCGCGTCCTGAAAGATCTTCGGACCAAGGGATAGGTCCAGTTGCCCCTGTTGTACTTGATTCTCGCCCGCCATTTATCGTTTCCCGAAGACTGCTGCCAACCGGCGTTGGGCGTCCGCGAAGTCTTTTGGCACGTTTTCTTGGGAGGGTTCGGATGTGCTCGAATCAGTCCCTGTGCCGAGGACTTCGGAGAGAAGGATCGCCAACGTCTGGAACTGTTGCACGTGGTTTGCCTGGCATTCGCCGAGCTTCAACCGTGTGCGGATTTTAATGTCCTCGCGACTGTACTTCCAGAAAATAATATGCAGTGCAGAAGGCACCGTTTCGAATGCCCAGCACACTGCCTCGCTGAATGTGAGATCGCGGAACCAGTCCGTGTATGCGGTTAGCTTGCCGGGTTTTCGGCCAGCTCTTTCAGAGCCTTCAACCGGCTTTCCTTGTCCTTGTGCCCCGTGACGATTCTCTCCATCGTCCGGACGAAAAAATCAGTCGCGTGCTGCGATACCCAGTCGAGCAGGCGTTCACCGTCATCGATCGACATTTCGATTCGATTGACGTTGATCGGCTTGACGACATTGCCTTCTTCGTCTCGATCGGACAGCACAACCATCAGGACGAAATCGCGAAGTTGAGAGTTGGCGGTGACTTGCAACGCGCCTTGGGCATCGCCAATGCCACGGCACAGTTCGTTGAGTAAGCCAAAAGACATGAACAAGCTCTTCTTCTCGCCGGCCAGGGTAATTTCGATTTTTGCGGACGGGGATTGTCGCGTGGTGGTGGTCGACATGTTTTGGTTTCCGAATAAAAAATCCCCACGATTATGAGTCGCGGGGATTGGTGCTTCAAGGTTTTTCTCCGTACCGGAGTGAACCTTAGTTCGCCGACGCCAGCATCGCTTGCCCAAACGGCAGGAAGTCGTCGTAGAACGGGTCCGTCGAGACCAGATCGTACGGCTGGAACTTGTACGGCAGATTGCCGAATGCGTCGGTTTTGAACGCCAGCGTGAAGCCGCCCGTGATGCGGATCTTCGGGATCAGCAGCGCGACCGGCGTGTTGTCGGCGAGGTTGCCGACCACCTTCGCGGCGAGGAAAGGCTGGTTGGCCTTCGAGCCGATGCCCACCACGTTCACCTTCTGGACCACCGTGCCGTTCGGCAGCTGGTAGTCGAACTTCTGCGAGCTGACGACTTGCAGCGTCTTCGCCGTCGAGTCGATCGTCTTGATCTTGGCGACGAGCATCCGATCGCTATAACCCGGCACAACCGCCTGAATCCAGTCGCCGACCGCGAAGCCGGTGGCCGATGCGACCGGCAGCGTGTCCGCGCCCGCAGCGTTCGCCGGCACGTCGGCGTTCAGCGTGGTCTTGATCGTGGACGGAGTCAGCGCCGAACCGTCGAGGCCCAGGCCGTACGCGAGGTTCTTCGACGTGTGCTCGAACACCTCCATCGTGGCGGTCACGGGGTTGCCGGTCATCACCGAGTACACGACGCTGTTCTTCACGCCCTGCGTCAGCTCGGTGTATGCCGGCTGGCCGCTGATCGTGAAGTTCTTCACGAGACCGATCGAGTGCTCGTCGGGATTGAGGTTGAACAGGTCAGCTTGGGGGCCGATCATCACGGTGGCCGACCCCAGCATGAATTTTTCGGACTTTGCTTCACCAGCCATCGTTAGTTCTCCGGTTTAAAATTCTGGTGGGGCGATCCTACGTGTGATACCTTCGCGAATCAAAGGTTTTTATTGGTATATGGAGGAACCACGCAATGGAGTTGGAAGAGCGAGAAGCCTTTACGGTACGCATCCCTGTCACGCTCGATGTTCAGATCAAGCAGCGTGCGAGAGTTAACCGTCGAACGCGGAATGCAGAGATCATCCATCTGCTTGAAACCGCGATCGACAACGCTACGAGCGCCGATCAGAAGCTCATCAGCAGCATTACGAAGAAAGATCCGCAGTAACCGTGGACGATGCCATGAACGCCACCCACTTCATGGATCGTCCCAACCCACCACCTACTGGCAAGACGCGAACGCCGTTTTGCACCACCATCGTCCCCAGCTTGTCCCCCTTCAACGCATCGAGCACGTCGATCGACTTCGTCGGTAGCAGCCGCTGAACCAGTGCGCTCATCACTCGCGTGAGATTAAAGTCGTTCGTATCGTTCTCGGTCGCGACTCCGACGACAGCCGATACCGTCGTCAGATGTTCGTCAAAGTCGAGTGAATACTGCGCGACTCCGATCAGGTTGCCGGATGGTAGCTTGTCGTAGTCGTTGTATGAGTCGAAGAAGACGGGTTGAAGCGATATGCCCGTTGAGGCCTGAAGGCTGGTCGCTTGGTCTGCGCAGAATCTCAGGAGACTCGACAGGTGATCGCCATAGAGGTTTTCGCTTTTCATAGGTATGGTTCAACTGCTCGGTTGATGATCGGAAAGATCATGTTCTGCTGATACCAGAGGATGTAGGCGCTCACCAGCGGGCGGTACGCACCCCGCCGGTTGTTCGTCAACTTCGCGGCGAGGTTGTTTGTCTCAGGCAGGTACTGCTCGACCATGTTGGCGACCATCACGTTCATGTGGTTGAGCTTCGGGAGCCAGTCGACTACGATGCGAACGGTGTCGGACGGGCGGCTGTAGTATCGTCCACCCACCTTGACCCCGTTGCGCATCGTCCCAGCGGGGTAGCGGCCGAGACCCTGCATGCGCGTCGCGTCGATCGTCACCTTGACCTCGCCAAAATACTGAGATGGGTTGCCGAGACGCATCAGCTCGTTGCGCAGGGAGTTCTTCATCTGCTTGGCGTCACCAATGTGCTTGCGGCGCATACGACGCGACTCGGGACTGTTCTTCACCCGGCGCGGGAGGATGCTGTACTGGAAATAGTTGACGTGATCATTCTTCTCGTAATGGAGATAGAAGTAAGTCAGCTCGTTCCAGTGTGCCCCGACTTGATCGAGCCACATAGGTGGCTCGGACGAGCCGATCGAACCTGTCCCGACGAGATCGATGAAGAAGGAGTCCAGCTTCTTCGTGATCTCGTCCTTGATCTTCAGCGAGACCTTGTCGGCGTAGTCGGCAAGGCTGTTCGTGACGTTCTGGAAGATGAAGTTCTGGACGAACTGCATCACGCTGTCTTGAACAGCCTTGATGTCTGCCATTACTCTGCCTCGGCGACGGTGACGCCCAGCTCGAACTTCACATTCGAGATGCGATAGTTGTTCGGCCCGATCAGGTCGCCCTCTTGAAGCGGGAACCCAGTGATAATGTGATAGCGCTGACGCTTGGAGTTGCTGACGTCAGTGGTCTGGCCGAGCGGACGCACGTCGTACCACGTCTTTCCGATCGTCAACAGAGCCTCATTGCGCGCGAAGCCGGACACGGGGTCGGTCTGGTGCGAAATTCGTTGAACATCCCCGTTGAACGGGAGATGAAACATACGGAAGATCGCATCGTTGGCCGTTCGGCTGAAATCGCCGAGGACGTAGTAGAAGCCGAGATCGTTGATGGTGTCGCCGGGGTTGGCGACAGAACCACGGCGCACGTGAAGCATGCGCTGCGGCGTCGTGAACTGCTCCGACGACGACTTCGCGGATGGCGAGGAGACGATGCCGTACACCTTGGCGTTGCCTCGCGACACGTTCACGAGGATTCGGGTGAGCTGAGGTAGAGTGGTCATGACTAGCCTGTCACCGGGTCAGTGGGGGAGGAGACCACGAAGATCGTCGGCGTCACGGCGACGGTTCGGGCCAGTGTGTCGCTCAGCTGCGCGAGGCTCGCGCCGAGCTGAGTTGTGAGGTCTTCCTTCAGCTTGTCGAGGTCGACCCAGTCCCAGCGGGAGAAGTTCGAGTTTTCAACCTGCTTTGACTGCACGAGCCGCAGCTGGAAGGAGGGCAGCGCATCGATCGCGGCGCGCGCAGCGAGGGCGCGGTTCGCGGCCGAGCGCGTACGGCTGTCGCCGACCACGAGGGCGTTCGTGAAGTCCGTACCGTAGTCGGCACGCAGCGAGTAGTACGCCGGGATCAGCTCGATCGCCTCGTCGGGCAGCTCGTCGACGGAAACCCCCATCAGACCGCGTACAGCGTCCGCATCGGCGCTCATCGGGATGAAGGGGTGAAGACCATAGGCCACTTGCTGCTGACGGCTCTGCCCCGACGTCTTGAAGGCGAGGGAGACGAACCGGGTCTCGGTGTCGTTTCCCGCTGCGATGCCGTTCACGCTCGCCGGCAGCAGGATGTGGGCGGTCGTGCCCGGTACATTGAGCGCAGCGTGGTCCAGGCCGGCCAGGACAGCGCCGCTCTGGTCACGCACGGTGTACGTCACGGAGCCGGCGTCGGGTTGGGCCTGAACGCCACCGGCCATCAGCTCGACTTCGAAGGTGAGGTCTTCACCAGCCTGGAACCACTGCATGGCGTGTCTCCTTACGAGCGGCGACGGCGGGAGGTTGCCGGCGCGGCGTCGGCGTCTTCACCTGCCTCGGTCGGCTCGGCGTCGATGCCGTATACGGCCAGGAACGATTCGTTGGCCACGTCGAAGTCGCCATCCGCTTCCTTCAAGAAGCGGACGTATTCGGCGTCGGTGGCCTCGGGCTTCAGCTCCGCGACGATCTCAACCTGATTCAGACCGACACGAGTGTTGATGAACGGGGTTTGACGAACGACCGAGGGGCGGAACGCGTCCAGCTCGTCGCCGCTCATGCCGTCGAGCAACATGAACTTGCCAGTGGTGTGTGCGAGGATCTTCTTCATCTTCATCATCTATCCATGAAATGGCATAAAAAAGCCCGCCCGAGAGGGGCGGGCTTTCAGGCTCTCAACCGAAGGCCTTACGCGGTCACGTCGAGGACTTGGCGCGTGTCCGGGAACGCCAGCTTGTAGCCGGTGTTTTCCGTACGCACGTAGGTGATCGACTGGTTCAGGATCGAACGCTCGTTTTCCGAGATGTTCGAGCCGGCTTCGATCAGCTCTTCCAGCGTTTCAGCCTTCGTGAAGCCGACCAGCTTGCCTTCCGGCACGGCCGACGACAGGTGGAAGTTCACCGATTGGTTGAGGATCGGCACCTGCGTGTTGATCTTCGGCGTACCCTGCGCGACCAGCGCTTCGATGTCGGTCGCGTGCGCGCCCGAGATGCCCGTCACCGGCTGGAACATGAACAGCAGCTCCACGAACATGTCGTAGTTGCCGATAATCGTGTCGATCGGGTAGCCAGCCTTCGCGCGGGCCATGAGCCACTTCGCGAGCGCCTTGTAGTTCGACGAGAACGCCTTGCTGGCGTCGCCGCCGAAATCCGACACCTTGACCACGCCGGCTGCGCCGTTGACGCCGTCGCCGTTGATCAGGATGGCCGTCGCGGCACGCACCTTCGAGATCTCCAGCTCGCGGCCGACGCGCGCTGCAAACGGCGTCATGATGTCGAGCGAAGCGCGGCGATTGAATTCGTACGAGGTACGGTAGCCCGAGCCGTGCTTAAAGATGCCGACCGTCTGTTGCGACGTGCGGATCGTGCGAACCGGGATGCGGCCCAGTTCCGGGATCGTGTGCGTCGTGCGCTCGTTCGAGTCGTCTTCGACGAACGTCGAGATCATCTCGGTGCCGTTGATCGTGCGCGACTGTGCGACGAGCGGAGCGACCTGTTCGATCTGGTCCTGGCGGTTCTTCCAGCGCAGGATGTCGTCCATGACTTCCGGGAACATCGCGCGGGTGCCCGGATACGTTTGGAACGTTTCCGAAGCGGCTTGCAGCAGGACGCCTTGCGACAGATCCTGGCGAACCGGCAGGTTCAGGTAGGCGAGGGCGGCTTCGTAGCCGTTCAGGCCTTCGTAGCGGGCCGAGTCTTCGGCCTTGCGCGGGTCGATCGCGAGCGTGAGGTAGTCACGCAGGTTCAGGCCAGCTTCGGCGGAAAGGCGCACGAGGCGCTTGCCAGCGTCAACCGAGCGCTGGGTGTCGAGCGCGTCGCTCGGCTTGAGGTTCGCAAGTACCTCCGCAGGGGCCTTGCGCTCGATGTCGATCAGATCTGCCATGTTTTGATCCGTTGTCAGTTGTTTTTGAACCCCCGACAGCCCGGTGGTGGTCGGAACTGACGAGGGTTTTGCAGCTTTTCCAGCAGATGACCCCGGTGGTGGGCGAGGTCATCTGCCGCCGTTCTTTACAGCTCGATGGCGACCACGTTGCCGCTGGCGAGCACTTCGACGACACACCACGGCGAGTAGCCGCCGAAGGCGTCCTTCGCGGGATCGGCCTTGCGAACCGTGCCGCCGCCGCCGCCGACGAGGCGATCACCCGGCGTCGCGGCGTAGCCCGCTTTGACCAGGAAGTCGTGACCGCCTTCCAGCGAGACCGTGCCCACGTTCAGGCCTTCGGTCACGCGGTTTTCGATCGTTTCGAGTCGGCCGACCAGCAAGTCGCCGTCGCCTGCCAGCTTCACCGTGTTCGGCGCGGTCGGGTCGATCGACACGGCCTTGCCTTCGTCCTGGCCTTTCTTGATGCCTGCGGCCAGGTTGAACGCGTACTGCGAATCCTCATCGTAGAGACCACGAAGGGAGACGCCGTTACCGATAGCGTTGCTCATGAATTACCTCTCGTGTTGCGGGTTCGCTTAACGCGGCGCGGACTTGAACGCGCTCGACGCGTGAAGCGTCGTCCCCTTCGTTGCACCGGTGCCGGTATCGGAACCTTGCGAGCGGCCGCCGTTGCCAGCGCCCGCCTTCAGGACTTCAACCTGCGCTTCTGCGGTTGCGAGCTTCGCCTTCAGATCGGCGACCTCGGTTTCAGCAGTCTTTGCCGAAGCTTCCAGTTCCGTCACCTTCGCTTGCGCCTCGGCCAGCGAGGTTTGCGCGGCCTTCAGCTCCGTGCCTTCCTTCAGCGTCTTGTTTTCGGTGCTCAACGCGTCGTTGGTCGTCTTGAGCGCCGCGATTTCCGCGTCTTTCAGCGAAATCGTGTGTTCGTGGATCTTCTGGCCCGCCTTCAGGTTGGCCAGTTCTTCGATCAGTTCCTTATCCATCTTCTTCGGACTCCGAGGGGATGTGGTGGTGGTGGCAATCAGCATCAAATGCTCGGGTGCGACGCCCGAAGCTGCCAAGCGGTCGTACTGCTCTTGGCCGAGCCGCTGCTTTGTGCGGCCCAAAATCTTCGCGTTGTTCGCCGCGCCTTTCGACACGAGCGACGTTTCAGTCCATCGATCCAGCCCGTTGATCTTCAGATACGCGCCGTCTTCGCCGAGCACGTGATCATTCCCGCACACGCGGTCGTAGAAGTTCGAGAAGCTGGCCTCGGGACCACGCCAGTCCCAGCTGCACTTCGAACAGAGCAGCTGTTGACCGACAAACCCGACGCTGACCTCGTCGATGATCCCGTTTTCGAGCTTCGGGACATTCGGGTCGTCTTTCGGCAGGTAGAAGAGGCAGACCAGTTCGCTCGATCCGTCGCCGAGCGTCGATGGGAGGACTTCGCCGTAGAAGAAACGACCGAGGGGGAGTTCGTCTCCGTTCGGGTGAAGGGTCTGGAGGGGGACGAAGCCGCCACTGTTGAGGTAGCTGGCCATCTGGTTGAGCGTGTCGACCTGAATCTGGCCTTTGTCGAAAATCGAACCGGGCTTCGTCAACGGGCGCGTGTTAGTGACCGAGGCCTCGAACACGACGATCGCGTTGAAGTCGACCTGATCACCCCCAGTGTTGCGGGTGATCAGATTCTGAATTCTCGGTGTGATCGGAACGCTCTTAGCCATACCAGTGTGGTGCTTTTCATGCTGCCCGGTGAATGTAGCCCGTATTATTTCGACGAGCTAAATGAGAGTCAAAGAGTTTTTAGGGCTTCACCGAGTTACTTGATGCCGACTTCGAACCTTTTGACGAAAGCGACCGGCCGAGCGGGTCGGAGTTGGGGCTGACCTTGCTGACGTCGGGGCCGTGCGGGCCGTTCGTCTTTCCAGAGTCTCCGCCAGAACCGCTTGCGTTCGGCTGGTCAAGGTTATCTTGAGCGGTCAAGACCTGGACGTTCGTTCCAGGCATGAAGTTCGTACCACTAAGAATCGGTGCCGAGTCGGGTCGGATGCGGCCGTACATCTCAAGGTGGTACTCGTCGTCGTCGATGATGCCCAGCGACAGGTCAGCCTTCAAGCGTGACGCGCGCATCGTGAGCTGCGGTTCCAGCTCGGTAAGCGGGCGCATCTCGGCAGGGCGGAACTTGCATACCACGCGGGACTGCGATCCTTGCAGGCGAATCGCGAGCGTCAACATGTCCGAGAACAGGTCAGCGATCGGCTGGTTGATCTCTTCGGCCGTCATGCTGAAGAGGCGCGCTTCGACCGAGGCTGTGTTCACGCCAGCGTTGCCTCGGCCGAGAATCGTCCCCATCGTGCGCAGGCCGGCTTGGTTCTGCGCGTTCAGCGTCTCGATGATCGACGAGATGTCGATACCCATCCCCGGTGCCTTGTCGTTGATCATCTTGACCTCCGACGAGTCCGTATGGACGAACGCCTGATCCGGCCGAATGTTCGCAATCTGGCCACTGATGCTGCTGAGCACGCTCGCGACGTACTGCTGCAACTTGACGGGGTTGGCTTTCGTGTCGAGCGGCGCATTGCGCGTGATGACGTCTTCCAGCACCTTCACTTCGAGACGGGGGTAGCCGGTCAATTGCATGATCCGGTACAGGTCGTTGATCACCTGCTGCCGGCCGGCGATCGTGTTGATCGCGGACACAAACGGCGAGTAGGTGTAGATCGTCGTCGGGTCACGCCGGAAGAACTTGCAGAAGAACGTCGGGATCGTCAGGTCGATGGTGTCGCCGGCCGACGTGCGTTGCTCAGGCGTGAAGACGCCCGGTTGAGGTTCGATCCACCAGAGTGTCTTCGGGTCTAGCATGCGGAATTCGGTCGGCACGAAGGTCTTGTCGAGCACCATTTCGCACGGGAGCGATCCGCCGGCGAGGATCATGTACCGGAAGTTCTCGGCCAGCTCCTTGAACGACGGCCTGAAGTCGAAACCCTTGGAGTAGTCGTTGCGAACCTCGTAGCCTTGCATCACTGCGTTGAGGATCTTCTGCCCGTCGCGGTCGATCATCCCGTTCACGTCGTAGACGACTGCCATCAGGTCGGTGTTGGCCACGGTTAGGTAGGCGTTGGCTGCGGCCGACACGTCCGGGTCCTGGACGAGCAGGGTCTTGATCAGGGCGCGCGAGTCGCTCGCCGTGCGCGAGCTGAAGATGTCGGTCAGGTGCTCACGATACGTCGGCATCGTGAGCAGCTGAGTCGGCGCGCTCGGGTTATAAGTGCCCGGCATCGACATGCCGCCCTTCGCAGAGCGACGTGGCAGGATAATGGAGAGCGCCGCGCCGAGCGCCCCGCCGATTCCCTTAGAAGAAGACTTGGGGGTGGTGGTCGTTGCCATAGATCAAGTTGCCAGTGGTGTGTTTGGTATTGGCCAGCGTGAGTTGACTGGTCTCGTTCATGCCCACGGTCGCGCCGACGATCTGGATGACACTGCGCGTTTCCGTGTTGAAGAGTGCGGATGCGTTGGTGGTGTGCAGCTTCACGGCAGACAACATGAAGCCCAGCGCGTGGAAGAAGTGATCGTTGCCGTTCAGCTTCTTCCATTCCGCTTCTTTCTCAGGTTCTTCGTTGCGAACCATGTCTTTCAGGTGCTCAACGATCGCCGAGCGGTGCGTCCCGTAGCCGGAGAACTTGATCTTGCGCAGCCGGATGGCTCGGGCCACTTCGTCGAGCAGGAGTGTCCGGTTGGATTGCATGTGCGTGATCTCGCCGGCGGGGTCCTTGACGAGATTGATTTCCTTCGAGCCACGGTACTCGTTCGGCAGGACGCGGCGATGTGACGCATCGCGCACCGCCTCGGCGGTCGGCGTGTACGGGTGACGGTCACAACCACCGGCAACGAGGCGGTACGTGGTCAGGATGCGCGCGATCTCCTCCAACAAGCGGCCGACCGGCACTGTCAGGAACTCGACCACGTGGATCGACGACACGTCGTAGCCTTCGCCGACGACGATGTGACAGGTCTGGCCGATGTCGATGCCGAGCCACGCCGGCATCGTGTTGCTCGACGGACGGACCAGTTGGAACTCGGTGAAGGCCGCGTTGATGTCCGCGTCGTTCAGGCGCTGGTCGCCCCCGGTGTGGGAGCGCCCGAGCACGGTGTTGTACCAGCCGCGGATGAAGTCCTTGCGCTTGTAGATGAAGAGCTGCCGCAGGATGTACTTCGGCGGCAGGCGCTCGGTCGAGAAGGCGCGCACGCGATAGCCGCGCGCGTGCTTGCGCTGCGGGTACTTCGGCACCCATGCGCGGCGCTCGTGGTCGCCAAGGTTCAGCGGCGCACCGCAGTGCTCGCAGTGGATCGAGACGGCGTCGAGGTCGATCGTGCCGGCGTCGATCATCGCCTCTTCAATCTCCTCGAAGTCCAGACTGTCGGGAAGGCCAGGGATTCGGACGAACGGGCGCTCGAAGTCAGGCACCTGCCAGTGGTTGCAGCAGGCGCACTTCAACATGTACTCGTGCTGGTCGCTAACCTTGTACGTCTGGTCGATGCCGTAGTCCTGGAAGGTCGGCGTCGAAAACCGGTGGTTCAGCTTCCAGTCGGAACCTTGAAGTCGCGAGTTGAAGAGGGCAAGCATCGACTGATCGGTCAAGTCCACCTCGTCGTTCACGACCATGTCTGCGGAGATGGACGTCGCGGCCCCTTCACCAGCAGCCGTGAGGTAGAGGAAGCTCTTGCCGACCTGAATGATCTCTTTTGTGCGCGTCGGCTTTTTGCCACCGAGCGATTCGAGGTTGAACGCGTGTTCCTCGTCGACGAGTGGTCGAACCCGGCCGACAGAGATGCGCTCCATCATGGCCTCGTCGGGCAGCGTGTAGATGACGTTCACGCCACGGTTTCGAGCGATGAACGCGAGCACTTTGCGGATCTGTACTTCGGTCAGGCCAACCTGCGACGGCTTGATGCAGTCGAGGTTGTCGTGCATGTCGTCCGCGATCTGCTTCTGGAACGGGTAGCGCTTGAACGAGAAAGCCCTGTCGTTGTGCGTGGTGTTTGCACAGATCCAGTCACCATAGGTCATCGACGCGCGGTCCTTCGACCAACGGTTCGCTGCGCGTTCGTAGAGCTGTTGGAGATACTGGTTTGACATAGGGATGATTCGGCCATCTAAGCAGGCGCTATTCTCACGCGGCCGGTCATCGGAGCACAAAGAAAATCTGACGGGCGTGTCTGTTGTTGTCCCTTTCGCTGGCTTCAGATGATAGAGGCGAGCGTTTAGCAGATAAACGTCGTGATTTCCATTCTTCGCGGAGGGGCTGGCCGGTATCCTTGCACTCCTCTTCAGCGAGAACCCTATGAGCAACGACTTTCACTACCCGGTCATTACCGATCATGTCGAGTGGTCGATCAAGATGATCATTACCTTGGCCACGGAGAATGCGGCCTATCTTGACGATGAAGCATGCCCTTACGGTGTCGATTTCAAGAAAGTGATCTCGAACCTGATTCATCGTCAGGTTCAACCTGAACAAAAGAAGGTTGACATAGCGGATTTCGAGATCACCGAGGACCAGATCGATTCGAGTCTCGACATCGACCTGTATCGAGTCTTCGCCGACCTGAAGAACTACGGCAAGACCATCCCTCAATCAGACCAGACGGAGCGGATGGCGTACTTTCGCACGGCGACCAGTCTTCTCGAACGTCTGGTGACAGCTCGTGAGCGTGCACTGGGGATCAAGCAGATTCGCGACTTCCAGGACACCGTCCTGAGCATCATGGAAGAGTGCATGTCGCCGGATCAGCGCACTGAGGTCATGGAACGCCTGCGCAGCGCAATCAACACTCGTCGTTCCGACGATGACGCTGCGTCCACCACCACACAAGAGTCTTCGAATGAGAACTGAACGTCAACCGATCTTTGCGCAGACCGCACCGAGGTACTACGCGAAGGGCCTGCCCGTCATCCCGCTTTACCCCGAAGAGAAGAAGCCGATCCCGAACGACTGGTCGCGTTACTTCGATCATCCGGTCGAGCCTGAGCAACAGCAGGTGTGGATCGAGCAGTGCCCGACGTCGAACATCGGTATCGTGCTCGGCCCGCAGTCGGGCATCGTCATGATGGACATCGACACGGTCGACCAGCGGTTGACGTCGATCATCCAGAGTCTGCTGCCGGCGTCGCCGTGGTGCCGTATCGGCAAGAAGGGGATGATGCTCGCGTTCAAGTACACGGGCCTGAAGACCTTCCGTATCAAGAACACGTCGGGCGAGACGATCTGCGAAATGCTGTCGGCTCGCACGCAGTCCGTACTGCCGCCGTCTATCCACCCGGACACGAAGCGCCCGTACGAGGCGAACTGCGAGCTGGTCGACGTCGTCCACATGCTGCCGGCGCTCGACCCGCAGATCGAATCGATGCTGCGCGCCGCGTTGCAGGAAGCCGGCGTCGAGCTGTCGCACTCGGGTTGGACGCGCGTGGTTGACTTTGCGTCGGCCGGCTCGCGCGACACGTCGCTGACGGAACGCGCAGGCCTCTTCGCGTACGCGGTCATGCGCGGCGACCGCTCGTTGAAGGAAGCCATCGGTATGCTTCAGGCGTACGCGGCCGACTTCGTGGAGAACGTTGCAGGTGATCCGATCGACGTCGACAAGCACGTCAAGAACATGATCAAGTTCCTGCACCGTGACGTCTACGACAAGCAGAAGGTGCTGCCGAGTGGTTGGGACGACGGTCTGACCGACGAAGAGAAGCAGGCGTACAGCCTCGACTTCACGAAAGAGCAGGAAGAATGGGGGTTCGACGACCTCAAGCAGTTCCTCCTGGACGAATTCGAGCGTTTTCCGAAGGATTCGCCGCAGCGCAGCCAGTCGATCGACAAGGCGCTGCACAAGGTGGCCACGACGTCGAGCCTCAACAAGCTCGAAGAGGACCGCATCCTTGACTTCATTTCGACGTCGGGTGGCATGGGTCTGAAGCTCTCTTCGCTCAAGGCGCGCATCAAAGAGCTGCGTATGGGCGAGATCAAGGGTCAAGATCAGTCGGAAGTGGCGCGCGCCGTTATCAAGGATCTCGAACAGATGTTCCCCGTGCGCGCGCATAACGGCTTTCTCTGGAAGTGGGCCGGTTCGCACTGGGAAAAGCTCGACGACAACTACGTGCTGTCGAAGATCTCGGCCGACTATGGCCATCTGACAGCGTGCAAGAAGTTCAACGACATCCGCGGCATTCACAACCTGATGAAGACCATCTTGCCGCAGGGTATTCGCACGCTCGACGTGCGCGGGGTGAACTTCGCGAACGGCTTCCTCACGGAAGACCTGAAGCTGCTGAATCACGACCCCGGCTACGGCATGATCTACACGTTGCCGTTCCGTTACCTGCCCGAAATCTCGGGAAATTGCCCGATGTTCTTCGAATTCCTGAAGAAGAGCTGGGGTGAGGATGAGGACTACCAGCAGAAGCTTGACGCTATTCAAGAGGCGCTGGCCGTCACGCTGTTCGGTCTCGGCCCGCGTTTCCAGCGCGCCGTGCTGCTTCAGGGTGCGCCGAAGTCCGGGAAGAGCCAGTTGTTGAAGATCGCACAGTCGCTCGTGCCCGACAACGCGCGCGCTGCGGTGCCGCCGAACGAGTGGGCCGACAAGTTCCTGCCGACGCAGATGTTCGAGAAGATCATCAACGTCGCGGGTGAGCTGAGCGAGAAGAAACTGGTCGACGGCCAGCGCTTCAAGGACATTATCGACGGCGCGGAGATGTCAGGGCAGATGAAGGGTGGCCAGATCTTCCGCTTCCGGCCGATCTGCACGCACTGGTTCGCGTCGAACCACTATCCGCGCACGGAAGACACGTCTGAGGGCTTCAACCGTCGCTGGCTCGTGCTTCAGTTCAACCGGCCCGTGAAGGCCTCTGAGCGCCGCCTGGACCTCGGGGATGTGATCGTCGTCGAGGAGCGTGAAGCGATCGTCGCGTGGGCCGTGCAATCGATGAGTCGGTTGAAGGCGCACAACGAGTTCACGTTGCCCGATTCGCATAAGCAGACCATGCGTGAAGTCGCCAACCTCAACAACAGCGTCCGGTTTTTTCTCACGGAGAGTGGCAAGGTGCGGATGGGCGCTCTCCAACCGGAGGCATCCGCTGGGTCGAAGAGTTCAGCCCCCATCTCGGTGGTGGAAACGAAGCTCTATCAGACATACTGGTCCTTCTGCGTAGGGCCGGGAAGTGCCAAGCCTGTTGGATCGACGCAGTTCAGAGCCAAGATGCGGGAATTGGCTACCGAGTTCGGATTCAAGCTTACGATCAGAAACACGGAGCTGGGGGGACAGGAGATTCAGTACGAAAACCTCACACTTGTGGGATCGTTGGGTTCGCAGAGTACATCGACGGCCCCTTCTGGCGCGAAGCCCATCGCCGCTTGATGCTGAGCATGTATAACCGCGAAGAGAACTACTAGAAACGCGAGTACGAAAAAAATCGCCCCGAGGGTAGCTAATCCTCGGGGCGACCTAACAGCTAACATTGATCAAAACATGCCCCTGAAGAGGGCTGACAGTGAGGCTGGCCACCTCGACTGCCTAAGACAAGTCTCTCAACTTGCCATGCTTGACTCACCACCACAGATCATCAAGCACTTTGTTAACTTTACCTGTCTCAACCTACCTTTGCAAGTCCCTTTCGGCTTATCAAAAGAGGTTTTAGCAATTCATCGGTACTTACTCCTCTGTTAAGAGGACTATGAAGAACGACCTTGGCTGCAAGGTACATCTCATGCGCTTCTACAGGACTTGAGAACGTGCCAAGGTGGATTGCTTTATCTCGATAAATGGTGGCCCTGTAGTTCCCGGAGTTGGTGACGATGACTCCTGGGAAAGCGTCTTTCGTGTCCGCAAGGTTACTTACGGTTACAACTTGGGCGGGGTCAAACAGGTTCTCAACCTGGTTGTTTTGCTTGTCATCGTCTCGATGGCGAATCGAGCCTGTAGGCCAGTATCCATAGGCGAGTGCCCATACGAGATGATGTTCATAGATGACTAACCCTTTGAAAACTACCTGCCGAAAACCTGATGGTTTGTGTAAGGAGCTGGCGATTTTTCCGGCAGATCTAGGCCCTCTCGGACTGTTTGTCAGACGAATAACGCGACCTGCTGCTGGGTCGTAGCCAAAGTGCTCGCGAGCCATCTCAACCGTAAAGTCCTGGCGCTTAAGTTTCTCTTTCTCCATCGTCATCTCGTCGTCATGTATTCGTGCACCGCCTCGCTAACTAGGGGCTAGACCGTTCGGAGTCCAACTCGCCAACGTCGCAGTATCTGGCCCCGGAAATATTGTTACGGAATGTTTCGGCTGCGACGGCGCGCGCCATCTGCTCGTGCAGGATCGGGGGCAGGGACGGTAGCGGGAATAGTATAAAGCATACTATGGTTGGAAAATCGAAAAAATCAAACGCAGTGTACCTAGCATAGTCGAAACCGCAGCGCAACCCCTTCGTGTTAAATCATAGTATCCTTATAACCGTGGTAGATGCAGTAACGCAGCGACCACGGGGCATGCGCCCCGTGGTCGCTGGGGGAGACGTGCGCCTTGCGCACGGGTCAGTCCCAAAGGTGCAACGTTGAACCTTTCGCAGCGCAGTAGATGAAAGGTGCAAGTTGAACCAAAGCAAACGGCGCAATCCCGCGCCATTCGCAACCTACGCTTAGGGGTACTAACATGGCTGAGTTTCAAATTGCATCGGGCGCGGCAACCTATGCCGCGAAGGAAATCATCGGCACGGAACGCAGCGCAATCACGCGCGCTTACTCGGCAATCGTTGCCTTGTGCCTTCGCGACGACAATCACGGCGCGCGCGGCTATGCGGCTCGCTTGATTGACGTGTTGAGCGAGCAAATCGCCGAGCAACGCGCCGGTAAAAAGTGGGCGGACATGGGCGCGGCCGATCGCGTAAGCGCCACGCGTGCCGCGTTTCCGACCGCGAAGCGTTACGCGGAAAAATCGGTTGGCATCGCGAAGCAAGCAGCCGACAAGGGCGCGCCCGTGACTGAAATTGCGAACGCAGAGAAAGACGAAGACGCGGCCGGCATCGTGCGCGCGTGGCTTCTCGGCATGGGCTGCACGTCGCAAGACGCGTTGTTTGCCGCGTTCGGGTTCGCTAAAGCGGCGGGTAAGCGCGAGCCGAAAGGCGCAACCGCGAAAACTCCGTCTGAAGTAACGAGCAGCACGCCTGAAGCGCCCGCGAGCGATGCACAGCCCGCACAAACGCCCGCCGCTGAGGTGAATGAAGCGGATAACCGCAGCGTTGCAGACGTATCGCGCGAAAACGCGGCGCGTTTCGCTGAATCCGTGCGCGCCGTCATGGCGGGTATGACCGATGCGGATCGGCAGTTCTTTGCACAAACGATTCTCGCCGACGTTCAGGCAGCAGCAGCCCTGAATATCGCAGTCGCCGAAACCGAAACGGTAGCGGCATAAGTCAACCCCGTCCAGTTGCCAGACTGGGCGGGTTTGAACGGCTCGCGCGTGGTGGCGTGAGTCGTTCCTTTTTCTTCTCCCTATAGGGGCCGGCGCTACCGTTCATGCGCCTGTCGCTGGGGCATCCACGTATCCACGAATCCGGTCATGCCTCTGCGGCAGGCGTAGTAGCGCCCAGTAGGCGGCTTGATCCAGAAACTGGATGAAAAGTGCAAGTTGAACCATCCGGAGAATTCCGATGCGCTACCTTGATCCGACGATCAGCAACTATTCGAAAGCGATTTCCAGCGGCCTTGATGCGCAGCGCCAGTATCAGCGCGCGTTCCGGTTCGATCAGCAGCACGGCGAGCGTGCAGAGCGGCTGGCGTGCATCGCGATGATCCGCGCCAACCTTCCGGAAGAGGAATGGCCCGAGTTCGCTCGTGAAACCGCTACCGCTCCCGCGGCAGAAGCGGTAGCGCGGCCCATGACGCGGAAGCGGCAGCGGGCAGCTGAGGCGCGATACCGGCGCGAAGTCCAGGTCCAGGAGGTCCGGTGCGATCTCGGCCGGCTCGTCGAAGCGTGGGGAGCGACCGTGCGCGACGGCGCGACGTTGCGCGCGCTGCGGGGAGGGCGCTGACATGGTCGCTGGAGCGGTAGCGGGATTGGCGATCGTGTCGCTATTGGCATGGGGAGCGCTCGACAAGTGGGAAATAAAGCGAGTGCAAACGTTCAACTTGAACCGAAATGGTTAATTGCGCAGCATTCCGCGTCACGCGAAACGCACGCATATATCTGATAGTTGGAGCGGGCGATTTTGTGGGAGCGGTAGCGAATGTGCGGAGCGTAACCCGGTGCCCGAAACTATGTTGTTTCTATGCAACATAGTTTTCCTTGTCCCCGGTTCGCTACCACGCCCCCTCCGGCTCCAGCTCGGGTAGAGGGCCAGGAGGGGTGCAGAGCGCAGCGGCAACTATCTGATAGTTGCCTTGGATTGTCTTTGTAAATCAAAAACTTACGTATTCAACTTCTCTTCTTTTTCTCTTTCCCTTTCTGTTCCAAAGAAGAAAAGAGAGGGGACAAGGATGGGCGTCAAAGTCGACTTCATTGCGAAATCGCATCTATCTGATAGTTCTAGTTTTATATAAGAAACGAATCAGACCTCCATCCTTGTCCCTCCTGAATTCGCGACGCGCTTCCGAATCGCGTTTCTGTCGCATTTATACGATAAATACCAACGACGATGAAAATTACACCTGTAAACCGGATATGCTTGTCCCCCTCGCAGCAAGTAATCGAGACCGCACATAGCAACGCGCTGCTCGCTACCGCTCCAGCTCGTGCTCTAGCTCCAGCTCGTGCTCCCGTAGCAGGCCGCGCGCTCGTCGTCTTCGCTCCAGCTCGTGCTCCGCGTTCCATCCACGACGCCCGAGCCTATGTGCGGACGACCACGGTCTCGACGACTCGAACCATCCGCGGCTGGAACGTACGGGTGGAACTCACCGCTCGCGAGCTGGCTACCGCCGATTCCGCCGATCGCACCATCGGCAGACTGTGCGTCCTCGCGACCGTGATCCTGGCCGTGATCGGAGTGTGGACGTACATCTTCGGCTGAATCAGCGGGCCAGACCGTTTTTCCAGGTGCAGGTGGGCCTTTCGGGATCTCCCGTATACCCACCTAGCCAAAAACAACGCCAGCGGCATATAGAGCCTCTGACAAAACCATTCCGATAGGAATCGTGATCACCACCACCATGCCGCTTTATGCCGCGATTGCGTCCACGCTCGCGACTATCGAGCGCTGCAAGTCCACGCGCAGCCCCTACCTTCCCAGCCATGAAGTGCGCCTCGGAAAGCTGCTCGACATGCTTCCTTCAGGCTCGGGCCTTGACTCAGGCACGCAACTGCTCGAAGACGAGTGCAAGAGCAACAAGCTGGTATTTCAAGCCGATTTTCATCACATGAACGGACACGGGATGTACGACGGATGGTCGGAACACCACGTGATCGTCACGCCATCGCTGGACACGGGGGCTGTTATCCGGATCACTGGCCGTAACCGGAACAGCATCAAGGACTACCTGCACGATGTGTTTCACCACGCGCTGTTTCAGGAAGTCGACCCATACCCGATAGGTTCAACTTGAACCATCGCCTGAGAACCAACAAGAAGAAACGACGAACACCATGAACGCAATCTATTCCGAAGCTCCCCAGCTGTTTGACGCAATCGACGAACTGTTCAAGTCGCGTGAAGACAGTGAACAGGACATTCGACCGATCTTGACCGTGTTCGCGAGCTGACATCGATCGGCCTGCATTCCCTGAAGAGAACCCACCACCATGAAGACTATCGAGACATATGTGACGGCCGATGGCCGGCAGTTCACCGACTACGTCGAGGCACTGCGCCACGAAGTGACCGTGGTATTGCCCGACAACCTGGCGCAGATCATCAACGACGAGTATGCGAAGGCGTCGTGCGGCGTTGCGTTGCAGGACGAGCCGCTGATGAAGATCGTCGACGGGGTCATCAACAACATCCAGCACGTCGAGACGATCCTTGAACAGATCAAGAGTGGCAGGGCTGAACTCGATGGGTTGGAAAGCGTACAGCAGGTCACCCAACGTTCCCAGTCGCAACAGGGGTAGTGCGATGCGCGAGATCCGCAAGTACACCAGCTCCGACGGTAGGGAGTTCGCCACGCAGCGCGAATGTGCCGAACACGAATGCTCGACCACGGTCCCGGCGAAATTGAGGCAGCGCCTGCTCAAGTTCTATCAGGAAGAGCATGGCGCGATCACAAGCAAGATCGAGCAGGCAACGTTCGACCGTATGTGCGCAACGCTGGTTCTCAATCGGCGCAACGCACGAGTCATCCGTGACGTGTTGCAGGAATTCAGCAACGCAGCTACGCACCTGCCGCTTGAGCCGGTCTATAGCTGATCGAATTATCTAGGAGGGGGCATGTGGTTCTCACGTCGCCCCAATCCCGTCGAGTGGCGAAAAGGTCGATGCCCGAGCCTCATGGGCAAGCCTATCGTCGATTGCGCGCTGGTGAAAGGCTTACCGGTCTTCATCGTGCCGCGCGAAGACGGGTATTGGGACTACTTCGTCTACGGTTGCCAGCGCAGTACGGCTGAGACCTGGGAAGACGCTGCACGACTCGTAATCGAGGACGCGCAATCCCAACGCAACTACCACCTTGACCAAGACGAGTTCGACGCTCTGATTGGTTCAACCTGAACCAAGGATCAAACATCATGGGCAACACCACCACCTACGGCCCGTTTGACAGTTTCGAAGAGATGATGAGCGATGCTGGCCAGCGCGCACCGTACGTCGAACGAGCGATGCAGATCGTGCTTACTGCAAGCGTGTTCGAGCAACTGAACGATGAACAACGTGACGTGAACCTGCCGCTCGACGTGCTCATCGACAACATGGCCAAGCAGTGCGGCATGGTCATCAAGAACCACGAGGACGGCCCGCGACTGCGCAAGGCTTGGTACTACGAGCTGGACGATCAACGCACCGTGACCGATCGAGCCGAATCGCTCAATGAACGCGACGTGATTCTCCACCTGACGGCGATGCTGGAGCACTTCGCGGGTATGCAGGAAACCCACGAACAACGGCTCGCAGCCATGTACGCACAACACGGCCGTATGTGCCTGAAGCAGCGTCCGCATCCGATCTCGTCGCGGCCCTACGCTGAGCGGCAGCGCATGGCATTCAACATGCGTGACTTCGCCGGTGGCTTCGCGCAGAAGCTGGCCCACGCATGGATCAACGCTGACATGTCGAACTGTCGTCGAATCGAAGAAGCGTTTCCGCATCTGTTCGCGAAGTACAACGACCCGAGCTACGACAGGGCACGTGAAGCGCGCGAAGGAGTGCCGGCGTGAGGCTGACCTGCAATCAGTTGATGATCCTGCTCGCGCTTTACCGAGGTTCTCGTGTTGAAGACGTTGAGTGCGGAACCCGAGAGCACGACTTCATGACGCTCTATCAGCTCGGCTATATCGACATGCTGGACGGTATCACCCCGCTCGGTGAAAAACGCGTAAAGGACGCGCTCAAAAGCTAACACCACCACCACGGATCAAAACATGAGCACCCAAGAACTGGCCAAGAATACGACTGAAGTTGACGTCAATACAGCGGTCGCGGCTGACGTCGACAAACTCATCACGAACGCAACGGTTCAAGTTGAACCTCCTGCGCCGTACACGAGGCGCGAAGTGAAGTTCGCTCGCGATCTGCTCCAATTTCAACTGAGCGAGCACATCAAGCGGGCGATTGCCCGATTCGAGAGCGAGACGGGCGCGAAGATTACGGGTATCACCTACAACCCGTACACGACGGCCGACACGCCGGTGGCGCTGACTATCTACCACAACGACGAATACGTCTTCTGATGCGACGATGAACATCCGCCACGTCTTCGACTTCAACAAGGCGCTGGACCACGGGCCATATGCATGGCCCGGTGGCTATCCGTGCTACTTCATCACCTCCGACTGCGAGGCGCTTTCATTCAAAGCTGCGCAGGAGAACGCCGGCCTGATTCGTGACGCGATCATCACGAACGACAAGCATAGCGGCTGGAAGCTGATCGCGATGGACATCAACTGGGAAGACTCAACCCTGACCTGCTCGCAAACTGGCGAGAAGATCGAATCTGCGTACGGGGAGCACTGACATGCACATCGAACGTCTCAAGATGCTGAGCAGCATGCTCAAGACCGTCAATCCGAACCACTTCGATCTCGGTGACTGGGTTGACAGCCCGTGGTCCACCCGTGAGGCACTGGCTATCCCCAACGACGATCTCCGTCAGCGCATCGTCGACTGCGGCACAACGGCGTGCGCGGTTGGTTGGGCCTGCATGATGCCTGAGTTCCAGGCCCAAGGTCTCAACTATAAGTGGGACACGGTGTGCTACAGCTCGGCACTCAGCCCGACGTACGAGGGTGAAGAGTCGTGGGTCGCCGTGTGCAACTTCTTCGAGATCGACCGACCCACGGCCGATCATCTGTTCTCGCATCACAAGTACGAGGTTGGACGTGCGACGGAACCTTCGGAAGTCGCGGAACGTATTGATGCGCTGATCCGTGGGGAGAGCACACATGGCTAGATTCACCATCACGGTTGTGCGGCCAACGTACTACACGCACGAATTCGAGGCGTCCAGCGTGGAAGAAGCGAAGCAGGCAGCGCTGAACGCGTACGAACGGCAAGGCTCCGAAGCTTTTGACTACGAGGGCAGTGGACACGCTACCGCTCACGAGGGAGATGCACCGGCATGAGTCTGAATCACCCCAAAATCCCGCGCTTGCCCTCGCTCGACTTCGCAAGTGATGAGACGCGAACCTTCTATGCGGTCGAGTGGATCAACGAGAAGGACGAGTGGTCGATCGATACGCACTACCAGGAAACCAGTCGCGATACGAAGGCGTTGCAGCTGTTTGCGAACGGTGCGAAATCGGTGCTGATCTATGACGTGATCGGCCCCTTCAACGCAGGGCTGGACGAAGCTGAGAACTTTGCTTTCGATAACCGGCGCCTGCACGTATGAAGGTTCGCCACCTCAAGCGCCGATTCCCGTCGTGGGGCATGCGTCGAATGGTCTCGACCTACCTGCTCAAGCGCTACCCCATGACGCCGCGGCAACGAAAGATCCTCCGTTATAGGGACTACTGGAAATGAACGACCGCCACAATTGGCTGCTGTACGTCTCAAGTTCAACTTGAACCAAGGATGACGACATGAATGTGGAACAACGAATCGAGATTGAGAAGCAGATCGTCGAAAAGATCGTCGTCGACGCCGTGGCCGCAGGCTTCAAGCTCAGTGTATTCGACGGAGAAGAAACCGCGATATCGAAGAGCACGGACAAGGACAAGATACTCGCCCAACTCTTTGCATGCGAAGTCGAATATCTGCGCTTCTGGAAATTCGATGTGATCGTCGGCACGGTGACGCTCGTCTACGGTAACGACGGGTGGGACGTGATCTCCGATCACCATGTGTGCCTGGAAGACGTCCTCAAGGGAGCGACTGAACTGGCCAACCAGCTGGAAGAGCGGCACGGATGAACCCGGAGCAACTGCTGGAGTACATCCAGCGCCTGGAGGCGCGTATCGCTGAACTGGAGCTGGATCTGTACGCGAACCCGGATATGGCCGACCGGCGTGCGCGCCGGCAGCTGACCGAACAGTTCAAGAGGCAGGGGATGTCGGGCCGAAAGGCTCGGGATGCCGCGTGGCACACCCTGCATGATCCGAATTTCACATCATGAAAAATATGAGCAAACCGATCTACCGCACCCGCTTCACGACCACGGCCGGCAAGTACCGCGTCCGGGAATTCCGGTCGCAGAAGAACGCTGAGACCCATGCCAAGCAGCTCGCCAACGAGGGCGGGTATGGCTACGTCGAGCGCACGACGGCGACCAGCCACAAAGTAGTCAGCAATTGGGGCCGCTGCGCTCCCGAAACCGCTTCCGCATAGCGTAGAATCACCTTACAAAGTACAAGGAGAAATCATGATGTCTGTCGCTTTCGACACCTTGGCTTACGTCAAGCGCCTCGAACAAGGCGGGGTCCCGCGCGAGACTGCGGTGATGCAAGCCGAGGCGCTGGCTGACGCGATCGACCAGACCTTGGCGACAAAGCAAGACCTGCTCAACACGCAGACGGCGGTTGAGCAGAAGGTCGATGCGACGCGTACCGATCTGCGTCGTGAGATCGACAGCGTCCGCGCAGACATGAAGCTCGGCCTCTCGGAGACGCGGGGGGATTTCCGTGTCGAAATCGAGAAAGCGAAAACCTCGATGATCACGTGGCTCGTGACCCTGACAGTTCTCGCTACCGCTGCGCAGATCGCTTCGAGGGCGTTCCTGCGCTGATTCAGTCGGTTGATTAAGGAAGAGTGCGCTCTGGCCAGTGCGCTCTTTTTTATACCCTCATCACCACCACACACCATGAAAACTATCGTATTGACCCCGACTTGGTCGGGCGTCATGGGCGTGCTCGTCGCTTCGTTGCGCGATGGCACCGAAGAAGGCAAGAAGCACGCTGAAGCGGAGCTGTTCGATCTCGCGAAGAAAGTCGACCAGATGAACGACCACTTCAGGCAGGAACGCGAATCGATCCTGGGCAAGAAGATGGCCCAGCTGGCTGAGCAGGGGGCAACTGACGCAGGCAAGATCGTCATCAAGGAAGACAAGATGGCGATCGTCACCAAGGCGGGCCGCGTCGAATGGTTCAAGCTGAACCAATTCGGGGGAATCGCGCCAGTAGACAATCTCGCGCTCACCAAGCAACTGGTCGACGCGCTTGAAAGCATGCTCTCGATCGACGACTGGCATGACGACGCGCTGGCGAATCCGCAGATGATCGCGAATGCTCAAGCTGTCCTGGCACTGGGGCGGGAGGCGCTGAAATGAGCAGTCCCTTCAAGACCCCGCTCATCCTGTCCGAGTCCGACCACGAAGGTACGGGCTTGCTGCTTAAGGAGGTCGGCGAGCAGGTGATCTGCGAGTTCGACCGTACGCCGCAGATGCAAGAGCACGCCGCGTACATCAAGCAGGCCGTCAACGAGTACCCCGAGCTGTTGCGCAAGCAAGAGATCATCTTCGACCTTTCGTTCACGCTCGGCAACCGCTGGAACACGTTCTCGGACCAGCTGATGGGCGACATCATGGACCACGTCGATGGCTCACGCGGTGTGTGCGACCTCGTGAAGCAGTGGGTCGACGAGTTCGACGCTGACTGGGAATCCCGCAGCGAGGACGAACAGCAGAACTACCTCGTGGATGTCGACGAGTTCGCGAATCGCAAGATCGCCGAGCTGATCGATTCCGTGAAGCGCCCCGAGCCGCCCCCGCCGAAGCCGATCAAGGTCACGCACAGCTACAACCGCGCGCTCGCCGAGAACACGCTGGCATATGCCGGTATCAAGTGGCAGATCGTATTCAAGAATGACGACGGAACCGACTACTGCCGCGAAACGCTCAAACCACTTACGTCACTCAACGACGTCCTGAAGTTCATTCGGGAACAGTGCAACTTGCGCGGTTTGAGCAGCGCTGACATTCAACGGTGGTGATCATGAAAGAACCCATCCGTTACTTCACAACACATCCGTTCACGATCGAGACCCTGCAACGTGTAGGCGAGCCGCCGCGTTACGTCATCTCCCGCGCGAAGGTCGGTGGCCGCTACAGCGACGAGCTGCTGAAGAAGGAAGAGGCCGAGCTGCTGCTGCACACGCTGACGCGTGAAGAAGCCGACAAGGAGCAGCTGCGCTACCGCATCTGGCAGCTCGAACAGTCGAATGCAAAGTTGCTCGACTCGTTGAAGGAAGCCCGGCAACACATCACGCACCATTCGATGTGCGCAGCTGAGTCGGAGTTCCACAAGGCTTGCGACTGCCGCCGCGGTCGAATTTCCGCCGTCATCGAACAAGCAGAAGCCATTTTGAGCGGCACGGGGACATGACCATGCTTATCAAGTTCACATTCGAAAAGGAACTCACGAACGAGTTCATGCAATCGCTGTTCAACGTCTTGTGTGAATCGCCAGTGATCGCATCGTGGTGCGAGCCCGACATGGTCACGATGAACGGCCATGACTTCAAGGATTACGACGATACCGACATCGTCGGCGTGCATGTCGCGCTCATCGAAGAACTCAATCGCACGACAAAGCGCAGCTTCGAAATCGATGGTCACACAATCCATCAGGGTATCGAGCGGCTGCTGAAGGGCGAGGTCTTCGCAAGTGACGAGACAGCGGGCCGACTGTTGCGCGCAGTTCTCGACTCCGACTCCGACCTCATCGACGGCGAGATTGTCGACTCGATCGTGCAGGCGGGACTGTTCAACGACATCGTCTTCGGATAACCCATGAAAGTCAAAACAAAAGAACTCAAAGGTGCGGCGCTCGACTGGGCAGTCTCCGCGGCGCTCGAGACGCAGTTCAAGGAAGCCCGCGTGGTGAAGATCTGCCGAGTGGAGGCAACGACTCCCGCGTGGATCGAGCGCGAGAATTCCCCTGGCTCTGCTCCGTATTACCACCGCTTCAGCCCGTCGACCGATCGCGACCAGGGGTTCGAGATCGTTGAGCGCGAGGGTATCAGCATCATTCGCAGCGATGACGACTGGGGCAGGGATGCGCAAGGCTACACCAACAATGTCCGTATCCCGGTATGGTGCGCCGAGCGCGGACAGCAAACCTGGTCCGAATCGACCGAGCATCAGCAGCATGACGCGATGTATCAGTTTTACGTGGCAAGCCTGACGTACGGCCCGACCGCGCTCATCGCCGCGATGCGCTGCTACGTGGCCTCGATCTGCGGGGCCGAGATCGAACTGCCTGATGAACTCGCGGAGGCCGTATGAAGATGCTAACTGCGGCCCAGTTCACCTCGCTGATCGAACTGCGTGACGCCATGCACCGCGCCATCGAACTGGGCGTCGTCACGGAGATCGCGAAGGAAACAACGGAGCGGGACTCGGTGACCGACTTCATGAATGCCATGACGCGACTCTGCAAGCGCGAGTTGGGGGCGAAGCCGATATGAGACCACTATCGCACCTGGATAGCTCGCGCGGCGCCCCAATGGGTCGCCTCGACACCCACGGTGACTACGATGCCCGCATCAAGCTGATCGTCCATCACTGCCCATTCGTCGACGGCGACTACGATGAAGGAGGGGCGTATTGGGGCGCGGGGGAGCCGTTGTGGCGGGCTATCGAACCCGAGGGGAACGTCGAGTTCTTCCTGCGCGGCAACGACCGCTGGACGGTACTGGAAGACGTCCGCGAACTGTATCCGAACGCGGAAATCATCGACACGCCACGCGAGCGCTGGTTCGAGGAGTTTTTGACCGGTTACCAAGAAGCCGCGTTGTGGTCGAGCATCGACACAATAAAAAACGACAACGGGGAGGAGGAAACAGTGCATCTCGATGATGGTTACGAGCTGCACGAAGATACGAAAACGAAGTTCCGCGAGGACTGCAAGGATTTCTGTGACTTCGCTGAGCCGCAGTTGCGCCGTGCAATTGATTGCACCGGCTATGGAGCGGCCCAGGCTGGACACGATCTCTGGCTCACGCGCGCCGGACATGGAGCGGGGTATTGGGATCGTGATCAGTTGCCGCGCGAGTTGCGTGATCAGCTATCCGCCGCAGCACGCGACGCCGGAAGCAGAGAGCTATGCATCGGCGACGACGGGTTGATTCACCAAGGGTAAACATGACCACCGAAGATAGACCCCGAAAGTCATACGGGGTAAGAGCCGGATCATGGAACGAAATGCTTTCCATGATGGAAGTGGGCGAGCGCCACTACATAGAAACGACTGTTGAGGGTTACCCGCAATTGATGAGAACCATCAATACCCCAGCCAGCCGTAGGCCGGCGGAAATGCGCGACTCGAAATTCAGTACAAACCTTTTCACCGCAGTTATGGCAACGCGCGTCGGGGAGATTCGCTACCTCCTCTGTATCGAGCGGAAAGCATAACCACCACACCGAGGTAACCACCATGTTGAGTGCAATCATCACGATGTTCACGGGCAAGTCGCCCGCTAAAGAAGCGAAGAACCAGCTGCGCATGACGCGCCTCGCGCTGCTCGAAGCGCGTGGCGCACTCGAACATTTCCAGGCAGAAGTCGCGAAGCTTGAGGCACGCGAAGCCCGCTTGGCTGCGCACGTCTCCGACGACGAGCGCCAATATCGGCGCGAAGCTCAAGCCTCGATGGCAGCTGCGATCTGAAAGTTCAAGTTGAACGAGGCTCGTCTGGCCACGCGCCTCGGTCACCGAAACCGCTAACAAACCACCACCACAACGATGACCAATATTGATCAGTCCGCGCTCGACGAGCGCGCGCGTCAGCTCGTCCGCGAAGAAGTGCATGCGTGTGTCAGCATGTTGATCAGCGACCTCAGCAAGCTGGTCGCTAGTGCCGATTCCAGCGTACTGCGTGAGGTAAGTGTCGACCAAGATGAACTAATCGGTATCTGCGTCCAGGACGACTACAAGTCCGCAGCTGAAGACGAAGACTACGTGTTGTTCGAGAACGAATACGGAGAGTACGTCGCACTTCAGCCGGAAGACGATGTAAAGGGGAATCTCACTCTCGACAACCTCGAATACTTCGAACACGCCGGGAAGTTCTACGTCCTCTCGGAAGAATCGGTCGACGAGATCAAAGAACTGGATGCGCCCGATCAGGCGAAGATCGGCGACATCATCGCAATCGCGAAGGCGCGTGAAGACAGTGGCGATACCGATGGAATGTTCTTCGAGGCAGAAACCGAACATGCGGTGTTGACGTCGTACCTCAACAAACACTACGCCGACGACTGGTACAACGACGAACAAGAAGCATGGCGTGCAGCGTGCGAGACGAACAGGATCACCCCGAACAAGTGCGAAGCATGCGAGCACTGGATCGTTTCCGGTTGGCTGGCGGGCAAACTCGAAGAGCAGGGTGAGATGGTCAATCGCGACATCTGCGGCCTCATCGTGTGGGGCCGCTGCACGACGGGGCAAGTCATCTACATGGATGGTGTCATTAAAGAGATAGCGCGAGACCTTCTCGACTGAGGTAGGGCATACTTCTAGTCCTTTTATAGACAGAGAGGGCGGAAGTGAACAAGGTGATTCTCTGCATTGCTCTTACGGGGTGTTTGACGGCGTGTGCGTCTAGAACTCTTCCACTTGAGCAGGCAAAGGACGTTCCTGCGGACAGGGTCTATTCGACGAAGTTTGCGCAACCAGTGGAAGGTGCGCAGAAGATCACGGTTATACGCACTGGTGGCTCGTTTATCTCGGGTGGGGGTGCGCGCTATGAACTATTGGCCGATGGTATGAAGATCGCATCAATGGCGACCGATGAGCGCGTCGATCTATACCTTCCCGCTGGCGAGCACATGCTTTCTGCGCGCAACGGCGTGTGGACAAGCATTGAGCCTCAGTCCATCGTGATCAACGTTCCAAGTCGATACAAAACATACCGGCTCGACTCATCGAGCGGGGTGTTGTTGCAACCTGCCCTTGAATGAGCGACGTCTAGTCGCTACACCATGTTCAAAGCCCACCGATCGGTGGGCTTTTTATTTTCTCAATTCAGCACAAAAGGATCTGCACATGTTCATGTCTGATACGCAAGTTTTGCGGACGTACCTCGTAGCGGCGACTGTTGAGCAAGCACGCAAGGTCGGTTTCGAGGAATCGTTTCGTTCCCTCGTCACGCAGCAGTTTCATGACATGTCGGATGCAGACGTCCGCGCAATGGCAAGGATCATCGTATGACGGCAATGAAATTCCACCAGACCTATGAGGTCATCACGGCCGAGAGTGCTGAACAGGGGGATGCCGAGGAGACGGGCTTCGACTGGCAAGACGTTTCATACACGTTCAAGGAGCTGGTTCAGCTGCTCAGTTTCGAATACGCCGGTGCTGAACCGAGCGACTACCCGTCTCCGAACCCCCGCTGGATCACTTCTCACGGGGAGCGCGATCATCGTGACGGCTCCTTCCGCAACATCTCCCTGCACCCTGCCAACGACCGGGCACGTCGCTGGTGGCCGAAGGCGTTAAAGGCGGCGGGGATCACAAAGTAGGTACACCATGCGCCTGTACAACGGAGAGACATTCGAGCTTGAAGGATATAGCTTCAAGGTTCAGTTTGAACGAGACGACGACATCAGCGAGCCGTGGAACAACCACGACGGCCACGGCGTCGTGTCGGACTGGACGCGTCGGGACAAACGGCCCGGCGAAGTCCTGCTGGTGTCGGATCGTGCCTCGCGCCGCTATTACGACATCGCGGCGTCTAACCAGATCGCCAAGAATGACGGATGGGGTTTGAGCGAGGAAGATCAGGCGGAATTGATCAAGCGGCTATCCAGAAAGCGCGTGCGACGCGTAAAGCGTGCCCAATATCAGGTCGTCAATGGTTTGCGCGTGCCTCGTCTTGATTGGGAAACCGTGGAAACGCCTGGAAGAGATCCCAGCAAACGTTTAACGAGTGGAGAAATTCGCGCAGAAGCCGTTCGCCGCGATTTCGAATTTCTCCTCCAATGGTGTAATGACCAATGGGAATACATGTGGGTCAAGGTGACGCTCCTTCGTACAAACGATGAAGGTGAACTCGTCGAAGACGAGCGCTTCAGCGACAGCGTGGGTGGCGTCGAGTCGTACAAGGACTGCCATGTGGCTGTCGCGTTCGAATGCGCAAAGAGCCTGATTTTTCAGGTGAAAACCGCGCAAGAGGCCAATAAAAGGGAGGAGCTTGAACGTCGGCATTGGGCCGAACGGGACGTGCCGACTATCGTATAGTCAAGATGGAAGGAGGAGCGTTTCTTCAATAGAATGGCATCTCCATCAACCGACGCGGTAGGCAATGCCGGGATCAACGGTTATAGCAAACTGCACGGTTAATATTTCAACAAAATAACGATCATCTAATGTATGATCTAGCGATCCAAAGGTGATAGCAAGATGGCATTGCAGACGGCAGCACAGAAACGAAAGTTCGTGAAAGACCTCATCAAGAATGTGCAGGATGACGTGATGAAGCGCATCGAGCACATGCCTGCCGATTGGGATGGCGTCGAGCTGCGCCAGTACATCGGCAAGAAGTTCGAGAATGAGAAGGATGCCTTCGCATTGCGTGGCAACACCGCGCGGGGCCGCGCGTTCAACAACGAGATCTCGGACAACCGTCACCTGTAAAGAAAGAATACCGATGCACCGATAAGCTGGCCCTTGTCGATGTGTCGCGGATTGAGACATGACCACCACCACCACAACCTGGACGGACGACGACGAGCGTCTGCTGCGCGAACTGGCATCGCGCAAGGAAGAAGTAGAGGCCCATCAGCGGGCGTCTGTCGAAGCCGTCGTGAGCACGTTTGCTTATCGCGACATCAGCGAGACCGACATCACGGACGGGCTGATTGAGCGGGCCGAGCAGATCTGCCGCGCGCTCGTGCCTTACCTCCCGCGACCCACCGAAGCTGAAGCTGCGACTGTGCGTAAAAAGGCCATCGATGCCATCGCACTGGGTCTCAGCGAATGTGTCAGGACGTTCCCGGTTTCCACGCCGGTCGTTGTCCTGAACCATCTCATCGACACGGGATTGCTACCCGTGTCGATGAGAGGCCGTACCTGATTGGCCGACCTGGCAGGCTGATCACCTCTCTCAACCAAAACAAACCCTGAAGGAATTGAAGATGGAACCCACCACCACGACCAAGAACTCCGCTGCTCCGAAGAAGAACAAGGGCGGCAACGACGGCAAGTCCCCGCGCGCGCTGCGCGGCGCTCCGAAGGCTGCATCGAACTGGTCGGCCGCGGACGAAGCCCGCTTCCAGGAGCAGCAGAAGGCCCGTGAAGCCTTCGTCGCCGAGCGCACCACGTCGCTGAAGAAGATCGCTGACCTCATGCTGCACGGCGTGAAGCCGGTTCACATCGAGGCGGTGAAGGGCGCGGACGGCACCGTGATCACCGAAGGTTACGCTCTGCCGGTCGCGGCGACCGAAGAGCAGCTGCTGGCCAACCTCGCGGAGCACGGCGACGCGATCCTGACGTACCTCTCGAAGCACTACAAGCTCCAACCGACGCTGCTGAAGACGCAGTAATCGCTGAAGCGTAGTAGTTCATCGAACTGAAGCCGCATGGTTTGAGCCATGCGGCTTTTATTTCGACATTTTCGAGAGAAAACATGGCCACTCAAAAGTATGAGGAGAAGCGGTTCAAACCGTCTACCCTCGAACTGATCGGAATCATCAACGACATCGTTCGCGAATATCAGAACCAAGGGTACGTCTTGACCACGCGTCAGCTGTATTACCAGCTCGTCGCTCGCGACATCATTCCCAACAATTTGCAGGAGTACAAGCGCGCGGCGTCGATCATCAACGACGGAAAGCTTGCGGGCCTGATCGACTGGGACATGCTCGAAGATCGAACGCGTGCGTTCATCCGCCGTTCGCGCTGGACGTCCCCGACGTCGATCATCGACGCGTGCGCGGACCAGTACCATCAGGACCTCTGGATCGGTCAATCTCGCCGTGTGTTCGTCATCGTCGAGAAAGAAGCGCTCGTCGGGGTGCTCGAACGTGTGTGCCATCGTTATGATACCCCGCTGCTCGCCGCGCGTGGCTACCCGTCGTCGACGGTGTTGCGCGAGTTCGCGCTGAGCGACATCATCCCCAGCATGCGTGAAGGCCAACGCGGTCTCATTCTGCATCTTGGCGATCACGACCCGAGCGGGATCGATATGACGCGCGATCTGCTCGAACGGCTCCGGATGTTCGGAGGGCACTCATTCGAGCTGAAGCGCATCGCGCTCAACATGGCTCAAGTCGAGGAACTGAACCCGCCCGAGAATCCGGCGAAGTCCACGGACGCCCGGTTCAAGACGTATCTTGACCAGTACGGCGAATCCAGTTGGGAGCTTGATGCTTTGCCGCCGCAGTATCTCGACCAGCTCGTGTCGTCGCATATCGACGCTGTTATCGATCAGGGTGCGTGGAGCGTGAACAAACAGATCATCAGCGAGGCGAAGCAGATGATCGGCAAGGCGTCGACGTACATCGCTGACGGTTGCCCCGACTATGACTGAGGCCGTCGACAGTAAGGCCGATCTGGCGGCGCTGGTCGCACGTATCAAGGACCGGATCGACAACTTCGGCCAACTCGATATTTGCTGGCCGTGGAGGGGAGCCAAAACGAAAGCTGGTCCGCGCTTGAAGATGGTGCGAACAAGCGATATGGTTCCCTTCTACCAGCCCACGGTCGTGACGTCGTATGGGCTTGTGAAGGTTGGCAGGGGAAGGCGCAAGGTCGTGCATAAGATCGTCTACGAGTGGGCGACCCCTGACGTCGCAAAGTCCGACCGCTACAGGCTCGTGAACGAATGCGGTAACACGCTGTGCTGCAACTACACACACTGGCGTTTCATCGACAACGGCCCACCGACGCAAGTGTCCGGGGAAGGGGGCAGTCCCGCGGACGCGATGGCCGTGCTGAAGGAAGCATGTGTCGAGTTGCTGGAGAACATGCTTGCGGTGACGCAGCCTCGTTCCTTTGTGGACGTTGTGAATCACCCGTACATGGTCGATTTCCAACCCGAGCTGATAAAGGAGGTACTACGTGACATCGGAAAAGGACACCTTGTTGAATCCGCCGCAGGTGATACAGGTCCACCACCTGGATAACCACATGGAACCGAAGTATTTCACCCACGATCATGTGCTCGCCGCGTGGGTGCGGACCATGCGGACTTTGGAGAAGCTTCGGGTCATCAAGACTTTCTTTGTCCTCCCGGTGGGCTATATCCCGGAAGGCGCGAAGATCGAGATGCGATAGATGGAAGTCTTCGTCTATCGCGCCGAGAGCGGCAAGATGCGCGACGTCGTCGACGTCGCGCTCGTTGTGCTCCTGAAGGTCGACATCAATGCCTTCGTCGACCTGAAGGAGAAGTACCTGCCACACGGACTGAAGCGGGCGATACGCATGCACGATCACCCGTTTTGGCAGGACGAAGGATTGCGGATGTGGGAGGAGATAAAAACCCTTGTCAACGCACGTCTCGATCCTGGATACTGGTTCGGGCAATCGATGGAGACGCCCGCCGTAGTTGGAATCTTCCGTACGGAATCAGAATGAACACCACCACCACCACCACTGAGGCGAGACCTCACCCGCTGGCCGATGTACCCAAAGCTGTCGACGCACTGGTCAAGACCGGTGAAGCGCTCCGCAAATTCGCGAACGTGAACGTCGCCGACGACCAAGGCAAGGAATCCCCGATCTCGCGTGAAACGTGGTACTCGGCCGTCTCGAACACGATCAACTCCGGCCTGCTGGACAAGAAACAGATCGCGCGTCTGAAGCGCCTGCGCGATGAACTCCGACGCACGAAGGTGAAGGCATGAGTCAATCACCACTGGCTCGCAACCTTGCGATCGTCGCTGCCGCACACGAAGCCACGGAGAACGATCGGATGCGCCGGGAATTCGAGCAGCACGAATGGCTCGAAGGCCTGTCGCTCGAACGTGACCCGAAGGACGACGGGTACACCAACTCGGAAGTTCACCGCTACTGGACCTTCTGGCGTGACGGGTGGAGGGCAGCGACGTGATGACGCCCGTCAAGACCGCGCGCACGACCCACGACCTCGGCCGGCCGGTCGGCTGGAATGAGGACCGCGATGGTAAGTGCAGGTCTCTACCCGTCGTGCGCGACAACGAGCAGAACGTCTGGATGTCGTACTGGCAACCGAGCCAGGAGGACATCGAGAAGCTGCGTAACGGTGCAACGATCAAGCTGACGGTGTTTGGCATCGGACAACCGCCTGTTGCGATCGAAGTGCCGGAAGAGATCGTGTTGTACGCAGGTTAAGCAGTAAAGCCCCACGGTAAGCGACCCACCACCACGCTTCCCGTAAAGGCTCACCGTAGCAACGGGTGTCACCACCACCTGAACAGCAACCTTCAATCTATAAGAGATCGAAACATGAAATCTGGCTACACGTCTGTGACTTCGTCGCAGATCTCCGCATTCGCATATAACGAACAAGATCAGCGACTCAACATCGTCTTCGTCAAGAACGGCGACGAGTACCAGTACAGCAACGTGCCGAAGGAAGTCGTCGACCAGCTGGTCGTGGCCGAATCGTTTGGCGCGGCCTTCAGCAGCCTCATCAAGAAGCACCCGACTCGTTTCCCCTACATGAAAGTCTGAGCCTTGCGATGACGAAGGAGGAACGCGATCAACAGATCGCGGATCTCTACGTCGACGGCAAGTCAGCCTCGGCTCTCGCTCGTGATTTCGCTCTGTCGATTCCGTCGATCAGGGCAATCATCGCTGCCAAGGGAGTCAAGGCGTCTCAGCGGAAGAAGGTAGAGAACGCTGAACAACAGGGACAACCTGTGAGACGTACGCTTGGCCGCACTCATGAGCGGCTTGGCGAGACGCTTGCGTTCAGCAGAGCGATCGAACTCAAACACACCCGAAAGGAAGCTTCCGAACGGCTCGGTTGGACCGTTCATAAGGTCGCGGCCGTCGAGACCGGACGTTACGAAGTGACGCTCACGGATCTCATGGACCTTTCGGGATACACGAAGAAGCACGTCGGTGAATTGATACGGCTATGAAGGACCAACACAACGAGGAAGCAGACCACAAGATCGAAGTACGGACGTACGGAATCCACTGGAACGCTGAAGGCGTTGCGTACCTGCATCAAGGTCGCAACGCATCGAACTTCCTGTCGCTCAAGGCACCATCCCCGTATGCGGTGGTGCCGGCGCGCAGGCTTGCATGCAACCACCTTTTCCCCGTGAGCGCGGCGGTTCCGGACCCGACGCACTGGAAGCAATTCCAGGCTCTGGCTCGGGACCCGCTGGTCAGGGTCATGCTGCCAATCCCGAAGGGGGACGGTGAGGCTGGGGTGTTCGTGATGGAGGACACGAACGACGAGATGACGCTCACGCTGCTCACGCTCTCGCGCATGAGCAGCCCTATCCAGCCGATTGTGCGGCCGATATGGCACTTCTCACCGAACGACATCAGTGCAGAGCTGGAGCGAACCAACGTCCAGCCGCTGGTGTTGACGCAGGCCAACCCGAAGTACCAGAAGGTCGTTGACGCGATCATCGATCAGTCGGTGTACATGCCGCGTCGCGTGATTATCACAGGCACGTATGACGTCGTCGCGCGCAAGCCGGCACAGCGTCTCAAGACGGCCCTGCTGGCCGGCGAGGAGGGGCTGATAGTGTCGCTCCCCCTCGAAAGCCTTGGCGTGGCTGTATTGCGGCGCTATGCGCGTCGCGAGGACATGCTTTCCGATCTACCCACCGCCCGAGGGAGGGCAGCATGAGCACCGCAGTCGAACTCCGCACGCATATCGAGCGCCGGACGCACATCGACGTCACGTTCCGCTGGCGCGACCGACACGGCGACAGGCACGATCCGGCAAAGATGGAGACCCGTCACGTGTTCAACACGCTGAAGATGATCTGGAACAACACGGTGCCGTCGTATTACCGGGTTGGTCACAACGTTCGTCTCTACAGCTTCGGCCCGTCGTATACGCGGGAGTACATGATCAAGGCCGTTTATCACCTCGGCCACGAACTGTCCAAGCGCGTGTTGACGAGCGAGCAGTTGCGTCTTCTGCGTCAGATGCACAGCTACTTCACGAGCGTTTCGGGGTTGCTGACCTGATCCGTTACGTGCCCGTCTGCTGAAGAACGATATGACCGCGCTTCCCGATGTTGATGAGCTTGTTGCGTCGGCCGCAGTGCGGGCAGAAAACGTAGATGCCGAACGAGTCGATTCCGACTTTTTCGGCATCAAATGGAAATTCGAGGTGGCACCTGATGCAAAGCCAATTCATGACGACCTCCTGAACGGAGTGTGGGAACCGAAATGAACGATAGGACAACCCCTGAAGAAAGCAAGGCGCTCCACGTCGGTCAAGTGTGGCGCGCGAAGCATCCTTCAAACGCGAACGGGTTTGTGAATGACAGGATGATCATTCACATCAACTTCCTCGGCGCAATCACATACGACGGCCCTGCTGTCGGGATTGGGCGACGTTATCCGGTCGTGACCCGTGAGACGTTTGAAAAGTGGGCAGGCAGACAGGTCAAAGATGAACTGCCGGAGAACGAGTGGCAACGTTGGGATTTTCGAGACAGGAGCAGGAACAAGTGACGATCGAGAAGAAGGTTCCGCGCGAGCACCAGATCGCAGATCTCGCTTTCTACATCATGACACCTCGCTGCATGAACCTGTCGGACCCGGCGACGCAGAAGACTGGCTCGGCCTGCATGTACACGCAGTACCTGTGGGACGAACTGGGATTCAAGTCTTACTTCGTCATGCCGATGTCGCTACTGCGGAAGAACAAGGACGAGCTGCTGGAATTCACGAACTTCCATCCTCGTGAGATCCAGATCATCGACGGCGAGGCGAAACGGCGCGAGCGTCAAATGCGTAACGAAGACGCGAAGGTGTTCATCATGGGCTTCCAGCGCTTCTCCGACGACTGGCAACGGATGAAGCAATGGCACCCCCAGCTGAACGCTGCGATCTTCGACGAGTGGCACCTTGGCTACTCGGGCCACGACTCGGGACGGACGCAAAACATGTACGTCGCGATGCGCAGCATCGAGCGCTTCATGGCCATGACCGGCACGATCATCAAGGGCACGCTCGCGAGCGCGTACCCCGCGCTACAGGTGATCGAGCCGCGTTTCTACGGCACGTACGGTGCGTTCCTTGCCCAACACCGGCTTCAGGACGAGTATGGCACGACGATCGGGTGGCACAACCATCAGAGACTCGGCCAGATCCTTCAGCACGTGGCCGTGCGCCACACGTTCGAAGAGGTTCACGGCCCCGAAGCAAAGGTCATCGTCACCGAGCTGTGCGACATGTCGCCGAAACAGCGCAAGGCGTACGAGGAGATGGAGGAAATGGCGCTCGTCGAGCTGGAAGACGAGTTCCTTGAAGGCCAGTCGCCCGCCGTCAATGCGATGCGTTGCCGGCAGATCATGGCTCACCCCGAGACTTTCGGGCTGGCCAAGGGTGAGACGACCGGCAAGGACGAGCGCTTGAAGATCCACTTTGCGGACGCGGTCGTGTCCGGGGAACCGATCGCGGTGTTCGCCGCGCTCGTCCCCGAGCAAGAACGCATCGTCGCCATTGCGAAGTCGATGGGCCTGCGCACTGCGTTGATCAACGGCCACGTGTCATCGACGCAGCGGGCACGCATCGACGAGGCGTTTCGCCGCGGCGATCTCGACTGCGTGGTTGCATCGCCGGATACGGCCGGTGTCGGCTTCAACTGGCACCACCTTGAAACGATGGTCTTCACTTCGCTGAACTACATGGACGACTCATTCGTGCAGGCCTATCGCCGGGGCATCCGTGGCAAGCGCGCGCGACCGCTGCGGATCTACGTGCTGGAGTACCGCGACTCGATCGATCAGCGGATCATGCAGATCATCGAGAACAAGTCGCGTGATGCAAACCTCGTCGACCCGACGAAGGAAGTCTTCAGGTTGTCGGAACAGCGCCGGCAGCAGGAAGAGGAAATGTTCGATTCAACCAAGGCTACTGATCGGAAGATCTCGATGGCCGAATTCGCGTAAGGAGGGCGCGATCTATCGTATAGAGCAGCATTGTGTAGTTAGTAGCACGAAGGTACGATCTTATTCCTCGACGTGTCCACCACCACGGCGAGAGAGCAGAAGCAGAAACAGACGCATAAACAGCTAACATTTGAAGGAATTTTATGGACCCGATCCAAGCAGCAATGCAGCGCGCGAAGGATGCGGCGGCTGGCGCCATCGCAAATGCAGCAGCAGGTGCAGCAGCAGCGCCGACGACCGGCACGGCGGTCGCAGCAGTCGGCGCGGCCGGCGGTGCTGTCGCAGTTCCCGGCCAGAAGCTCTCGATGGAGCAACTGATGTCGGCAGGCATGGCGGTCGACCTCTGGATCAAGCCGAAGGAATTCGGTCTCCAGGTCGGCGCAAGCGCAAAGCTCGTGCAGTCGTTCGAGGCGGTTATCGACATGACGGAAGGCACGGGCTTCATGGTCAAGATGTCGATCAAGGCCGGCAACCCGGCGCAATACTGGTCGACGTACGACGGCGTCACGAGCGACAAGGGCATCCCCTGGTCCGAAGCGCAAGCCAAGGCCATCGCGCTCGACGCGAAGGCCCGCGCGTACCGCAGTGCCGACGTGCCGATGATCCTGACGGCCGACATCGTCTCCGCAGACGGTGAAGTGCTGGCCAAGGCTGGTCAGCGCGTCGGCTACGCGACGTCGACGACCAACTGGCGCGCGTGGCAGGACTTCTACCAGAAGGTCATGGAAGCGAACGCTGGTGGCCAGCGCGTGGACGTGAAGGTCGGCTTCCTCCGGATGACCAACAAGAACAACAACGCGTGGGGCATCATGACCTGGGAATACCAGGGCATCGAAGCGGAAGCCGAGCCGGCGTAAGCCACAAGCTGTACGGAAAGCCGCGAGTCAAAAGCTCGCGGCTTTTTTATGTCCTGCGAGGTCATCATGGGTTTGCATTTCATCGACGGAAACAACCGTTTCCGCACCATCTTCGAAACCAGCGGCTCGATTCGCAACGTGCTGGTCGACATGAAGATGCTGCCGATGTTCGACACCATCATTTGGGTTTGGGATGGACACGGCGCGAAGGACCGACGCCGCGCGCTCTACCCCGGATACAAGGTCGGCCGGCAAAGCGCCGTAGACGAGTTCTACAAGACGATGGACCTGTTCAAGCAGGTGCTGCGCTTCACGCGCTGCATGTCGCTTGAGATCCCCACATGGGAAGCGGACGACGTTATTGCCACACTGCATCGTCTCTACAAAGACCAGACGGACTCGATCACCATCCACTCGACTGACGGCGACTACCTCGCGCTGTGCGACGGCAAGCACACGAAGCTCGAAGGACGCGACAAGGTTCAGTACGACAACACCAACTTCACCGAAGTGCGCCTGTACAAGACGCTCGTTGGTGACAAGTCCGACAAGATCACCGGTATCCCCGGTTTCGGCGACGTGGCGTGGGAGCACTGCGACCGCGAGCGCTGGATGCAGTTCTTCACCGAGGGCTACGCGCCCTGCTGGGATAGCGAAGCCGGCTCCTTCTACCTCAGCAAGAAGCCGCTGGCGTGGGTGAAGGAAAACGAAGCAGCACTGAAAGGCATGTGGGAGATCACGGGCTTCTACGAAGTTGACCCGGACCTGATCGCAAAGCACCTGGTTGTCGGCCAACACGACGACAAAGCGATCAACCACATCCTCTCAGATTTCATGATGTGACCACCACCACAAGGATCAAAACATGGCCTCTGCTGAACGTATTCAGCTGCTCGTCATTCAAGACGAGATTTCGAAGCTCCCCGAAGATGATCGTACCAAGATCGACGGCATCGCCGCCCAGTTCCGGGCGATGCTCGATGCGGAACCGACTCACGCGATGATGGCACTCGCGCTGGTCGGCGCTGAAGCTGCCGACGAAGTGGCGGGGTAAGCGATGGACAAGGATCGCAAAGTCCTTGTCGATGCGCGCAACATCGACGCACTCCTTCCGCAGATCATCGCGGAAGTAGCGTCGGCCGGATTCATCGGTTTCGACATCGAGACCGAAGACTCGCGCAGGCACGCAGGCCTCGCCGAGATCATGAAGGTCGACGACGAGGGCAGGGGGACGAACAAGAAGCTCATCTTCGACACGAACCGCACGACCGTGTGCGGCTTTTCGGTCTACCCGGACGGCAACCATCTCGGCTACTACGTCAACCTCGCGCACGCCGACGTCGAGAACCGTGTGCCCTGGGAGATCGCGCGTCAGATCCTCGACGCGCGTCAACCCGACTCCTTCTTCATCATCCACAACGCTCAGTTCGAGTGGGTCATGATGATGAAGTCGCTCGGCTACGACCTCCCGGAAGATCGCGTCATATGCTCGTTGCAGTTGTGCGTCTCGGCGTACTCGCCCGACACCTACTTCCGCGACAAGTTCATGGAACCCGGTCTCGGCGGCATCGAGAAGATCCTGCCCGTGGTCGCCCGCGTGTTCTCCGGATACCAACCCGGCCAAGACCTGAACTCCGAGCAGGAAGAGTTGTTGCAGAAGGTCATCGGCAAGGAATCGAAGGCCGCGCATAGCTGGAACGGCTACGTCGATTCGATGCGGATCGGCTACGACCTGAAGCGAGCCGTGAAGAGCTGGTTCGGCTACGCGATGGCCACGTTCGAAGAGACGCTGGGTGAAGAAGTCCACATGGGCATGCTGACCGGCGAGGAAGTCTATGAATACGGCGTCGACGACGCGTACTGGTGCGTGCAGCTGTTCCACCGCGTACTTCAGCACATGATGGAGACAAACCCTGCGGTCTTCAGCACGTTCATGGAGCAGGAGATGCCGTTTGTCCGCATCGCGGCCGAGACGTGGGGCCACGGCATCAAGCTGAACGGGCCGGCCGTGCTGCGTCGCCGGGACGAAGAGCGTGCCAACGAAGCCGCGTGTCTGCGCAAGATGAAGGCCGCGGTGCGCGCGATGCTGCCGTTCCCGGACGAGCCGCACGACAAGCTGCTGAAGTACGACAAGTGGTACGCGAAGTGGCAGACGTATCGCGCTCAGATCGAGAAGTGGGCGAACTTGTCGGACAGCGACGACGACTTCATTCAGTGCATGCAGACACGCGGCCCGGTTTCGAACGCGTGGGCGCTGGAGCGCAAGGTGCGCGAATCGACGGGCGTCAACCTCGTCCATTACATGCCGATGCGGACGATCATCTACGACCTGATGCGTGGCTCGTACATGCAGTCCAACGGCAAGACGCAAAGCGACGGCGACTGCCGCGAAGAGCTGAAGCGCCGCTGGATCAAACGTCACCGCGACGCTGGTCTGGAGATCGACGACAAGGGCGAAGTGGCCCCGGCGCTGAAGCTGGGCATTACGCTGAACAAGCGTATGCAGATCGATCACTTCGAAGCCGGCATGACGATCTTCCAGTGCTACGACGAGCTGGCCTCGATCTCGCAGCGGATGAAGCTCTACCTGACGCCTTACCTGCGCCTCGTGGACCCTGACACGGGCCGTGTGTACCCGCAGCTGCGCTCGCTGCTCGCGACGCGCCGCAGCTCGTGCCAGGACCCGAATGGGCAGCAGCTTAGCAAGTACGGCGAGTCGGTGTACGTGCGCGGCTTCTTCGAAGCCGACGACGACGACGCCGAAGGCGAGGAGCACGTGCTGGTGTCGGCCGACTGGTCCGCTGTCGAGCTGGTAATCGTGGGCGATTACTCGAACGACTCGGGCTTCCGTGAGGCCTACGGCCAGCGCCCGCACGCCGATCTTCACAAGAAGGCCGTGACCGGTCTGATGAACCTCACCGACGAAGAGTACGCCGTCCACCCTGATCGGAAGATGCTGCGTCGCGACGTCGGCAAGGTGGCCAACTTCAACTACTGGTACTCGGGCGCACTGGGCACCGTGGGCGAGAAGCTCGGCTGGTCGAGCGACTTCATGTGGGAGATGGTCGATCGCTACCGGGGCACGTTCCCGGACGCAGAGCAGTGGCGTGTCGACACGATCCAGGAAGCCCGCGACAACGGCTACGTGGAGCTGCCCGACCACCATCGGCGCGATCGCTACGAGTCGTCGTACGAGTGGGTGAACGTCATGCGGCAGAAGTTCGCGTCGTACGGTGACCCGGCCATTGCTGCGTTCGGGGAGCTGGTGATCAAGAAGATCAACCGTCGCGCCGGCAACCAGTCGGTCAACGCGAAGGTTCAGGGCTTGTGCGCGGCGCTCGCGAAGCGTGCGATGAAGCGCATGAAGGCCAAGATCAAGGAGATGGGATACCGCGCCCGCTTCTACCTGCTGGTCCACGACGAATTGATCTACTCCGTCCCGCGCTCGCAGGTGCTCGACTTCTGCGAAACGCTGTACGAAGTGATGATCGAAGACGCCGGCCTGATCAAGAACCTGAAGCTCGACTCGTCGCTCGCGATCGGCCGCACGATGCAGCCGTGGGATCTCAAGAAGGCCCCGGATGGCCAGATCGAACTAATGGAGATGCAGAGGGGCCTGCCGTGCGTCGCCGAAGACCGCTGGGAACAACGAGCCACGCGCGAAGAGCGTCTGGCGATCCTCAACTACATCCTCGACGGCATGCCCGTCGCAGCTAACGAAGCAGTGGAGTGCGCAGCATGAGCAACAAAGTCACCAAGTCGACCACGATGGTCGCGTTCGAAACCATGAGCGGCTACGAGTCGCGCGCCGGCTCGCAGAATCGCCCCGGCACCGAGGCGCTGGAATGGGGCCTGCGCGAGATCGTCCGTGTCATGACCATCAACGGTGACAAGGCGAGGGTCGCCGAGATCGTCGCCGAGGCCACCGCTGCCGTCGAGAAGGATCTGACGTCGTGAAGTCGAAGCTCACGCTCCAGGATCTGACGCGTGAGCAGCGAAATGACCTGCGGAAGATGTGTATTCCGCGGGTCGTGCTGGACCTCCTGCTGACGATCCACGAACAAGGCCAGGAACTGGCCACCCTGAAGAACACCACCACGAAGGACCAATCATGTACCGCTTTAACCGACTCATGGCCGAGTGCCGTGCAACCACGTCTCGCATCGAGAAGACGGAAGCTCTGACGAAGCTCGGCGCGAACGAAGATGAATTCGCGAAGACGATGCTGGTCGCTGCGCTGTCGCCATTTGTGACCTATGGCGTGAAGAACTTCGACATGCCGACTGGTTTCGCGGTGGAGAACGTTGACGCTGGCGTGATGTTCCTCCAACTGCTGGACGACCTTGCGGTGCGCAACTACACCGGGAAAGCCGCGCAGTCGGCAATCGCGAACGTGCTGTCGCACTACACGCACGAGACCGCCGATAACCTGGCCTGCGTGCTGCGCAAGGAGCTGCGCATCGGCATCGGTGCGACGGAGATCAACAAGGTCTTCCCGGACCTGATCCCGGTCTTCGACGTGATGCTGGCAGAGAAGTGGGAACCGGGCGTCACCGACATCACGTACCCGGCTCAGGCAGAGTTCAAGATGGACGGCCAGCGCGATACGGTCTTCATCATCCCCGGCCAGCCGTGCGAGCACTACTCGCGCGAAGGCCTGCGCCAACCGTGGATCGAGGGCCTGTTCGACGACGAGATGCAGGCGATTCGCCAGCGCCTCTGCGGCGACGAGGCGATGGTCCTCGACGGCGAGGCGATGGTTCACGTGGTCGACCCGACGAAGAAGCATCCTTCGTGGACGGCCACGATGAACTGCAAGAAGGAGGGTGCTGACCGCTCGAAGCTGGGCTACTACGCCTACGACTGGTTGCCGATGTCGGAGTGGGTGAAGCGTCAATGCTCGCGCAACCAAGAGCTGCGTAGCCTGATGCTCGACGCGGCGATCAGTGATCTCGAACTCACCAAGATCCTTCCTTCGTACAAAGCGACGGTCAAGGACCGCGCCGAGGTCAACGCCATGTTCGACAAAGCGCTCGCACTCAGCTACGAGGGCTTGATCATCAAGGACCCGACCGCGATGTATGAGTGGGACCGTTCGACATCCTGGCTGAAGGCGAAGCCGCTGCACACGGCCACGTTGAAGATCGTGGGTATCTACGCCGGCAATAAGAAGAGCCGGAACGAACACCGTCTCGGTGGCTTCGAACTGGAGGGCACGATCGAGAACGGCACCGAGATCAAGACCAACTGCGGCGGTGGCTTCACTGACGACCAGCGCGAGCTGTTCTTCAAGAATCCGGAGATGGTGATAGGCCGGATGGCTGAAGTCGAGTACACGGAGGTGACGAAGAAGAACGCGCTGCGCAACCCGGTCTTCCTGCGTTTCCCTGACGGCAACTAGCATATAGTTGCAGAACTTCTGCGATGGTTATCTCCATATAATGCTTAGCACACCACCACCACATCAGTAAAAGAAAAATGAGCATTGTATGGAAAGACGCGGAGAGCGAGTTCGAATCGTTCTTCGCGCCCTTCGGCAAGCGCGCGCATGTGCAGCGCTTGACCGACACCGCGTACGTTCGCGGTTCGACAGGGCGGGCCGCATCCTTCAAGGATGCGCAACCGTCTGACTACATCATCACCCTTGAAGGGACCACGTTCTACGCTGAGGTCAAGAGCACTCAAAGCGAGCCGTCGTTCCCCTTCAGCATGATCAAGAAGAGCCAGTGGGCAGCAGCCCGAATGGTCACCGCAGCTGGCGGGCATTACCGCTTCTACATTCGCCGCGAGACGACGAAGCGCTGGTACGTCGTCCCGGCAGTCGTATTCATCACCCATACGGCCAAATCGATCCGCTGGCACGAGATCGACGGCTACCTCATCTAACAAGGATCAAAGCATGACCAAGTATCTCGACGTGATGGTCGACCTCGAAACGACTGGCACTCAGCCTGAGCGCACGGCAATCATCGAAATCGCGGCGGTTCGCTTCGATTTTGCATCGGGCGAGATCATGCCCGATATGTTCAACCGCTGCCTGATGATCCCGCATGGTCGCTTCTTCGACGAAGAGACCCGCAACTGGTGGCTCAAGGACAAGCGCGAGATCCTGCAAGGTATCTACGCGCGCATGGAGCGGCCGGAAGTCGTTATGCAGGCTTTCCGCGACTTCCTGCTGCGTGACGTCGACACCTACAACGAGAAGCTGCGCTTGTGGGCGAAGCCTTCGCACTTCGAATACCCGTTCCTCGAAAGCTACTTCAAGGAATTCGAGATCGGCAACCCGTTCCACTACCGCGACACCAACGACATGAATTCGTGGATTCGCGGACGCTACTGGCCGCAGCAACCGCCCGAGTTCGAACGCAACATCCCGTTCGAAGGCGACGCCCACAGCGCACTGTTCGACGTGCTCCACCAGCTCAAGGTCCTCTACGCAGTGCGTGACCACTCCACGAAGCACCCGAGCCTCGCAGCAGCCGGCGACGTCGTCGAAGCATAAGCGGTAGCGCAACCGAGAGAGCAGCGCGCTACGGCGCGCTGTACCACCACTTCACTAGGTTGTGAATCATGAAAATCGAAACTATCGCCGGCCTCCGGGTCGGCTTTCTTGGCGACCCCCATCTCGGTCGTGCTTTCCTGACTGGTGTCCCTCTTGATCGTCGTGGCGAGCGCGAGCGAACGCAGATGCACGAATTCGTCGAGTCGTTGTTCGCGGACGTCGACGTGAACATCTGCCTCGGCGACATCTTCGACACGTTCGTTGTTCCTCCTGAGATCGTTCTGGCCGTCGCGTCGTCATACCGCGAGGCAGCGCGCGCTCGACCCAGCACGTGGTTCATCCTCACGCGTGGCAACCATGACGCTTCGCGCGACGCCGACAAGCGCAGCTCGTTCGACCTGCTGTACCAGCTGCTCGACGGCGTCGAGAACATCGTCATCGCGAAGGATGACGTCCAGGTCGTCGAACACGGCATCTTCCGCCTGGGCGTCGTGCCCTGGCACCCATTCATCAACTCGAAGGACATGGCGCGCAAGCTGGTCGACGACGGCTACAAGGAGTTCGATCTGGTCATCGGACACTGGGACCGCGTCACGTTCGAGGACAACCCGCACAACGCGATCCCGCTGTTCGAGCTTCGGCCGCTCACGAAGCTGGTCGTCAGCGGCCACGATCACCGGCCGTACGACGAAGTGCTCAACGGCGTGCGTGTCGTCTTCCCCGGCTCGATGCAACCATACGCCCACGGCGAGAACGACGAAGACGGTCGCTACGTTACGCTCACGCTCGATGAGCTGCGCGCCGTCGTTGCTACCACGCCGGCCCAGTTCCACGATGTGGCCGTGCGCGTGCTGCTCAAGCCGGGTGAGCAGATCGATTTCCCGGTCGACGCATGGGCACTGACGACGAAGCCGATCGCCGACAACGGCGAAGAGTACGTCGACATCACCATGCAGACCGAGTCGTTCGACATGCTCGACATCCTGTCGCGCTGCCTGACGAAGCACAACGTCACCGCCGAGACTTCGAACGAAGTGCTCATCATGTACCAAGAACGACGTAACGCTGCTTGAGGACACCATCATGCTGCTGAACCTGAATATCAAGAACGGCTACCGTCACCCGAACTCGACCTTCGTCTTCCCGATCGGCCAGACCGCGATCACGGGGCCGAACGAGTCGGGCAAGAGTGTCACGCTGGAGATGATCCTGTTCGCGCTGTGGGGCAGCGTCGCGCTGCGAGGCGCGGCCGACGACTACAAGAAGCTCGAAGTGACGCTCGATTTCCTCGTGCGCGATCAGACGTATCGCATCATCCGCACGACGAAGAACGCGAAGCTGACCCGCGCTGGTGAAGACGTCGCGACGGGCACGAAGCCGGTCAACGCGAAGATCCGCGAGCTGTTCGGCTACGACTACGACGTGTTCACGATGGCCAACGCTGTGCTGCAAGGCCAGATCGAGAAGCTGTCGGACGCGAAGCCGACCGAGCGCCGCAAGATCGTCGACCAGACGATCGGCCTGAACGTGCTCGACGACATCGTGACCGACCTCGGCAAGCAGGCGCTCGCGTTCCGCAATCAGGCTGACGGCATCGCCGCGGTGCTGCGCGAGCCGATCAAGCCCGAGCAGCCGGCCGACTTCGAGTCGAGCACGACGCTCGGGCAGAAGCGCGACAACGTCGCGACCCTGGTCAACGAGCTGAACCAGCTGCGCGGTATGGTGGCCCACAAGCCGTCCGAACCGGTCGCTCCTACCTGCACCGTCAGCGAGACCGTCGAGACGCTCCAGAGCCTGATTGCGGCCCGCAACGAGCTGGTTTCGGCGAAGGGCACGCTGGAGAGCGCAGCGGCCGACCAGCGGGCTTCGCTGAAGCGTCTGGTCGACGGACTCACGGCAGTGACCACGGACGGCACTGTTGCCCGTCTGGAGGCCGAGGTCGGCCGCATCGAGAAGCAGATCGCTGGGCTGGCCGAGCCGGCGCTGACGATCGACGAGATTGCGGCGCTGGAGCAGCAGCACGTCGATCGCGAAATGTGGGTGCAGAAGCAGAAGCTGCTGGGGCAGGGCGAGCACGTGTGCCCCAGCTGCGACCACCACTGGCCAATCGCGTCGGCCGCGCTGGAGCAGTACGCAGCGGTGGTCGAGACCGCAGCGCCGTCGCTGACGCGCGTCGAGCTGAACGCCCAGCGCGCGCTGCACAGCAACACCGAGCGCCGCGCGGCGCTCACGCAGGAAGTCGTCGAGCTGCGCGCGCGCATCGAGCGCACCAAGCAGGAAACGCAGGCCGCGATGGACGCCCAAAAGGCGAAGATCGTCAAGGCCGAACAGCAGGTCGCCGAGACTTCCGAAGCGGTCTTGACCCTTCAGAACGCGATTGACAACACGCCCGATCGCAGCGATGACCTGAAGGAGCGTCAGGCGTACGAAGGCCAGCTCGTCGCGCACCACGCGCAGGTGCTCAGCTACAACGAGTTCTTCGCGAAGCTGGCCGAGCGCGAGGCGCGCGTCGCCGAGCTGGCCGGCGTCGAGGCCGAGCTGGGCAAGCTGGACGCGCAGCTGGTCGAGGCGCGCGCCTACGAGCAGGCCGTGGGCACGTACGAGGCGCAGCTGGCCACGTACAGCGTCGACAAGGCGAAGCTCGATGCGTTGAATGCAACGGCCGATGACAAGGCCGCCGCGAAGGCAGCGGTAGCGGAAGCGAAGCTCGTGATCAAGTCGCATCTCGTACCGTCGCTCAATAAGGTAGCGTCCGTGCTGCTCAACCAGATGACCGGTGGCGCACGTACGTCGATTGTGGTGGATGAAGATTTCAACATCACGGTCGACGGCCAAGCAGTGCAAACGCTGTCCGGTTCCGGAAAGGCTGTCGCGAATCTCGCACTCCGGATTGGTCTCGGTCAGGTGCTGACCAATGGTGTGTTCTCCGTCTTCATGGCCGACGAGTTCGACGAGTCGATGGACGCACAACGTGCTCAGTACACCGCCGAGTGTCTGCAACGTCTGAAGGAGACCATCAAGCAGGTGATCATTGTTACGCACAAGCGTCCGATCGCAGACCACATCTTCACTCTCCCTTTGAAAGAGGCCGCATGAGGAATTAATGGAGTCCATCAAAACGCTACTTGATCAAAACTTCACCCCCCAGCTTATCGCCACGTTCCTTGACACCACCCTGGAACGTGTCGTCGAAGAGATGAACAAAATGGAACTCTTCGGCTGGGGAAACCCTGGAAATTACGCCTTCATCATTGCGCGCAAGTACCCTGCGGAACGCCGCTGGAATGAAAGGTTTGAACGGATTCTGGCAAGCGCACGTGAGAAGCACGACAAAGGGCTGATCACGATGGTTCAGGTTCGAGATGACGACATGATCATCCAATACGCGATGCCCGTCGAACGTCCTGTTCCGCGCCGACTCTGGTTTACCGCACCACCCGAGACTTACTAAAATGAACTTCGAACAATACAAGCCCCTGGCGCTTCGCACCGAGAAGCCTCTGGCAACTTCTCTGCTGCGCCTGCAACACGCATCTCTCGGTCTCACGACCGAACACGGCGAGTTCACCACCGAAGTCAAACGGCTTTGGGCGTATCAGAAGCCGCTCACGCAGGAGATGCGCGAACACATCTTCGAAGAGCTGGGCGACATCCTCTGGTACGTGGCCATCGGTGCCGACGCCCTCGACTTCGAGATCCCCGAATACCAGCATCTCTTTGACTTCGACCTCAGCGCGCTACCGCTCGCGGAACAGCTCCAGATCGTCGCGAATCGCATCTCGGTCGAGATCGGCTTCTTTACGTACGAAGTGCCGCTGCATCAAGATCCGCGCGCCCGCACTGGTGCGATGCGCAGCCTCGTGAACATCCTCAGCGGCGTGGCCCATGCATGCGACGCGCTCGACATGCCGCTCGAAGAGGTCATGTCCTCGAACATCGCGAAGCTGAAGCAGCGCTTCCCGAACGCATACACGAACGCAGCAGCTGAAGCGCGCGCCGACAAGGGCGGGCTGGACGCACGCAACTCGTAATCCACCACACGCAGGAAGGGCCGACCACCACCGGCCCTCAAAACAAGATGAAACCTATCATTCTGGCCAAGGTGATCGAAGACTCGATCGCCTCGAACGGCGTGCGCCTCACGACCGTTGAAGTGCGGTATCCGCGCATCATCCATAGCGAGCTGATGACGCACCGCAAGTTCTCCCGCAACGCGGGCAGCTCCCGCGCTATCCCTACCCGTCGCATGTTGCGCCAAGTCTGGTCGCGGCCGGCGTGCCCCGCGGAGTGGGGCACCAACCAGCCGGGTATGCAGGCGGGAGCGGAGCTTCAAGGTTGGCGTCTGTGGGCCGCGAAGGCCATGTGGCGCAGCGCTGCGCGCTTCGCCGCGCTGCATAGCTGGCTGCTCATGAAGTTCGGCGCGCACAAGCAAATCGCCAACCGCGTCACCGAGCCGTACCAGTACATCAACGTCCTGATCTCCTCGACGGACTGGGGCAACTTCGACGAGCTGCGCTGCCATCCTGACGCCGACCCGACGATGCAGATCCTGGCCGTCGAGATCATGACCGCGATCGAGGTCAGCGTGCCGCGCCGGTTTCGCATCGCCGAATGGCACCTGCCGTACGTCCTCCAGTCCGAGCGCGAGGCGCTGCCGATCGAAGAACAGATCAAGCTGTCCGTCGCGCGCTGCGCGCGGATCTCCTACGACCCGTTCGACGGCGACGCGAGCCACGCGAAGGAGTTCGAGCGCTACGTGAAGCTGGTCGGCGCGCGCCCGATCCACGCATCTCCGACCGAGCACCAAGCGACACCGGCTTTCTCGTCGACGCAGAAGGGCGGCAACTTCGACGGCTGGCTTCAGCACCGCCAGGACGTCGAGAAGGCCCGCGCGATGGATGGTGAAGTGCAGGCCGTCCTGCGCCGGCAATGGACCAACGACGAGGTCCGATTGCATCGCGCTCTGGTCGCGCAGCGCGGGGAGGTCGAGGCATGATGATCGATTCTCCTGCGCAAGCTGCACAAGCCCCGCACGTGCAGCGCAAGCACTCCCACTACCACAAGGCTTGCCCGTACCCGAGCATCGACGTCTACCGCGTGCTTGAACTGTTCAAGGTGACCGATCCGTGTATCCAGCATGCAGTCAAGAAGCTGCTGGTCGCTGGTGGTCGTGGCCAGAAGGACATCGCCAAGGACATCCAGGAGTCGATCGACACGTTGAGCCGCTGGCAGGAGATGCGGGCTGAGGAGGGCCGAGGATGAGCCATCCCGAATTCGCCCACATTGGTGACCCCATCGATCGCGCGATCGAAGAGATGGGGGAGTTGATTCTGGCGCTTATGAAGGCCCGACGCTTCGGATGGTTCAGCTACCACCCGGATCGACCGGAAAGCACAAACATGGACGACGTGAGGCGCGAGATGGAAGACGTCAACCAGTCGCTCGACCGGTTGGATACCCATCTGCGTGCCGTGCGCTTCGAGCACTTCAATGGAAAAGAGCATGAGCAATGACGCGCTGACGGCTATCGACGAAATCCTCGCGGTGAAAACGTATCACCGCGGGAGCAACAGCAACGACATCTACGTGAAATGCCCACACTGCGGCCGATTGCTCGAACTCGAAGCCGGCGACTTCAAGGGCGAGATGTTCACGGACAACGTCTGCGGCGGCATGCTCGAAGTGAGCCACAACGCGCAGCGCACCGCATTTCCGCAGGAGGATTGAATGACTCTCGGCAAGAACTATGTGACCGCACCCGTCTCCGAATGGGTGTATGAGAAGCCGCAGCACGGTGGTGCGAAGTGCCTGTTGCTGACGATCGGCGGAATTGCGATCACCGGCGTGTGGCAGGGCGAGGTTGGCCAGTATTTCCTCGCGTGGGCCGCGCTGCCGAAGCGAAACAAGGAGCTGGAGCGGCGGCTGTTGGCAGGAGTGAACGCATGAGCCGCCCGACCGTGCGTCTTACTACGTCAGCGCGAGTGACCGTCACGCTCGAAGTCAAGGTCGGTAGCTGGGGACCGGAGTGCCAGCTTTCGCAGGTCTACAGGCAGGGGACCGAGTCTGCGAGGGGGAGGATACGTAACTTGATCCAGGGTAGCGGCTATCACGGCATCCGAATCGTGGAAGTCGGCCCGATTGAAGCGCTGACCACGAACATGGAGGTCAAGACGTGAAGAAGATCTACGAACTCACGTACGCGGACGGCTACCGGATGAAGGTTGAGATCGATCATTCGATCATGACCGACGAGCAGCTACACGAGATCAACAGCTTTTGGGGAGGCGCAGCTTCCCGTGCGGCGCGTGACGGCGTGCTGAACGCCGTACTAATGATGTTTTGCACGACATTCATGGACGCCTGCATCGAGTTCATGGACCCGGTTGCTGCCTTCGATAAAGGCGACATCGAGGGGTGGCCACCGATCAGCGGCACGCACGGAATCAGGGTCGTGGACTTCGAACCTTTCGACTTCGAACCCGAGAACGTCGACGTCAGGGAGGTCATGTGAGCTACTTCGACGACAAGTACCCGGTCATGCCGTCGTTTTGGTGGTCGCTCAAGACCGTTGTCACCGGGGCGCTGACGGGCTGGCTCACGTACACCGATTGGTATGCAATCCGCCGAGAGCTGCGGGATATCAGCCGCTCGTTGTTCGAGCTGTTCGGCTGGCTCATCGCGTGGCTGGCGCTGTTCCTGGTCTTCCTGCTCTCGCCGGTAACGGTCGTGGTCTACATGGTCATCGTGCGCCGAGAACAGCGCCTCGTCGTCATTGCGAAACGTAAACGATATTTGCGTGATCGCCTGCGCATAGCCTGCAAGGGTTACAGCTGGAGCTAACGCCCTGACCGCCGTCGATTGCCGTTGCCGAGCGAATGCACGGCTCGGCATTCAGGCGGCACTCGAATGCAGTACAGACCGTTAGCGAAGCCCGCCGAATTCTAAAAACACATGTTTGGAGGTCTACCCTGTAAGTATTGCTGGGTTTGAGTCGATAAATGTCATTTTTAGTCAAAATCGCGTTCTGACGATATCGACAACCGGTTTGTCTTCAGGTATTAGTCGGACCATTCGAAACTGAGAGGGCTACCAGTTGAAGCGAAACTTTCTTCGGGTTGGCGATTACTCGTCGTCCGGCGGTGTTGTTGTCGATGGCATCCCATCTACGACTTGCTATGGGCGCGAACTAACTTACATCGGCGCAAAAGTAACCTGTCCGGCTTGTAAACAGCTTGGTGTTATCGTTGCCGAGGGGCCGCGATGGCCCGGTGAAATGATGGGTCATCAGGCCGCTCTTGAGGGGGACAGGGTTGCTTGCGGGTGCAGCCCACGCCCATCGATGATTGCTTCGCAAGACACCATGTATGAGAGCTTTGAATCGCATCAGCTTCTCGGGATGGGTTTCGCCGCAGACGGTGGGCGCATGGTGCTTGATTCGGGTACACCGAAGCCGTCGCAGGGCTTCTGTCTGTCCTGCATGCTTGCTGCTGCTAAGAATGCAGCGTCAATGGTCGTTCGCGGGTGACGCGCCGTGAGTATTCAGGTCATTTTCTCTTCGTGGCAGGCGCGCGCCAGTCTTCCGCTCCGCCTATTCGCGCTCGCGGATGGTCTGCTGTATTCAGAATCGAGCGGTTCAGCACCAGTGCGCTCGGGTGAATCGGCGATGGCGCTGCTTGACGGAACCCCAGACGCGTCGCTTGCCGATGCCGGCCCGTGGTTCTTTGATTACGAGCAGACGAACAGCACGACGCGCGACGTGTTGACGCGCTTAGCTCAAGGCGAATACGGGTTGAACTGGATCATCAGCGCCTACCAACCGCGCCTGCTTGCGGATGAGCTTCGCGAACGACTGGATGCTACATTGCCAGACGGTCGGACGGCGATGCTGCGCTATTACGACGCACGCGTGATGCGGTACTTCGCGCCGGCGTTGAGTTCGGCAGAGCGGACTATGTTCTTTTCCCCTACCTTCGATTGGCTGATCGAGATCGACGGACAGCTATTTAGGGCGCACCCCCATGCCGCTTAATCTCACACCCGCCCATCTTTCGGCGCTCGCCGCAGGCGAGGCCCGCAACTTCGTTGACGGTGTGCGTCGCGATCTGATCAAGGCCGATCCTGCTTTGGCACAGGACATCGATCTACCCAACCGATTGTGGGACGCATATCAGGCCGCGCGCTCGCTCGGCATCAAGGACAGCGAGCACCTAGTCCAGTTCCTGAAGGTTGAGGCTTATTCGCCAGGCTTCTACGCGAAACCCGCGACGCGGGCTTGGCTCACGAAGCCCGGTCGCAGTGCCGATGAGCGTTTTCACGTCTACGTCCAAGAAGTCACTTGGCGATCACAACATCCAGATAGCTTGAAGGGAGTCCCACATGGCAGCACCGTTTATCCCCCTATTGATAGCCGTAGCGGCGGAAGTGGGGCCGGCATTGTCAGCTATTGGAAGCGCTTTATTGGGAGGGACGGCGGTAGCGGGCATCGGTAGTATGCGGGGCGATGTTAGCAAGATGGATGAGCAGGCGAAGACCAAAACGGAATCGCGGACTACAGCCGACTCTACGGAGCCTTGCAGGAAGTGTCCGCCGGAGCAGACGGGTGTGCTCGTGCGAAACAATCACGGCGTCAACTGGCCGGCGTATCGCTATCAAGCCCGCGTGACCGGCTTCGCCTTTGATACTGAAAATTGTCGATGGAGTGACGAGTGGGAGTGGTTAGGAATCGAGTTCGACGGGTTCAGGCCAAATGAGTGCCTATTACAAGAGGCCAAGGGGAACTACGATCAGTTCCTTGATGGGTCGATTCCGAAGTCGGACGAATTTTTTAAGGGGCTCGATCGGATGGGGGATCAGGCGCGCAAACGTGCGCGCATAGTGAAGCCGAATCCGCCGACCCGGTTAAGGTATTATTTTCAGGGTCCACTGACGTATCAAAAGATGTCGAAGTTGCTTAGGTTGATGTCAATCGAGTCAGAATATCTTCCGTAAGATACCGCTATGAAATTTGAAGCCATTATCAGGAGTGGAGGGGTCGCTGCAACGGACTTCGCTCAAATTCTGACCAAGACAGGTGCAATCATTGACGTGATGGCGGCAGGTGAACCGGCGCTTGCACGGCCAAACTGGCGAATGAAAGGGGATTCTCTAGAAGAGGCTCGGCGTAGTGAGGTTTATCAGGTGGACGGTCAGCCGAGTAACACGGCGCTAGAGGCGCTGGAAAGTGAATATCGTGGTGAAATCGGGTCCACTGTTGGGATATGGGATGGCGGTGCGGTCGATGATGTTGGCGCGTCGATCACGGTCTTTGCGTGTGGTGGAGACTTTCCTGACACGGTTACGGTTGGCGCACGAGGCGCGTTCGCAGAGAACAAGGAGCACGCCGTCGCCGTCGTGAAGCAGATTGTGCTGGAGTTTTCACCCGCTGTTGTTACTGCGGCGCCTGAGGGCTATGAGCAAAAGCAGGCGTTTGATGATCGTCCCGGCGTCGGATGGATGCTGTATCTGCCTGTCGAACTTACCGCCCAACAAGTCCCGGAGGCGCAGGAACTCATTGCCGTCGCCTCCGCGGATGGCAAGAAGCGGCTCGGCACGATTGTTGTCAGCATCAAGGACGAGGTGTTCTCCGTCGACAACGAAGAGCATTTGGTTGCGGCGCACAACATCGAGGCGCGGCTTATTTCATTGGATCTGTTGCCGCTTCTTGGCGAGATTTGAGCGCAGCCGGGACTGGGGCGGGGCGGGATCAAGCATCGGACCCCAGTTTCAACTCGCTCGTCGGAAGAGCAACACATTCGTCGGCTGAACGTCGGCAGGCGGATTTTTCCCCTCGCAGCAGTCACTCACGAATGCTGCCCACAGCTCCATTGCCGCCCGTCTCTCCGGGATCTCCTCCCGCACGTCGTAAATCCCCTCTACACCTTTCACCTTGTGGTTCAGGGCGATCTCGCTGATTTCCCGCGAGACGCCCATGTTCCGCATGTGGCCTTTTGCGGTACTGCGGGTGTCATGCGGCGTGAAGCGGCGCATCTCCAGCTTGCTGGCGGTGAAGGCCCTCGTGATCGCGGCCCACAACGTCGTGTTGCCGATATGAGTTTCACCTAAACGGTTGCGGCGCTTCCCGCTGCGTGTCGGCAGCACCCACTCCGAATCGCCCGAGAGGGCGATCAGCTCCTCCATCCACTTCACCACGGTTGGGACCAGCGGGACCAAGAACCCCGAGCGGGTCTTGACGGTCTCAGGCTCGACCCACCATGTGCCGCGCTTCAGGTTGATATGCTGCTTACGCGCCTTGACCAGCTCGTTTGTGCGGACGCAGGTGGCCAGTAGGATGCGCAACATCAATCCATTCTCGCGCCCGATCTTTTCGTCGATATTCGGCAGCAGGATGCGCAGCTCGGCCTCGCTGAGCATCAGGCGTTTCTTTGTCGGCGGGCGCTTGCCCAGTAGCGACTTCAGCTTGATGCCAGCGGCGGGGTTGAATTCAATGATTCGCTTGCCGACCGCATGGTCGAACACCTGCGTCATCGTCGTCAGCATCCGCTTCGAGACGACCCATGACCGCTTGCTGGTCTCGATCACGTGAACGATGTCAGATGGCGTGACCTTGCGCACTTCGAGCGAGCCAAGGTTCGGTCTCACGATGTTCGTCAGATCCCACTTGCGGTAGTAGGCCGTCCCCGCGGCCAGATCGGTGAGGGATTTTTCCTCGTAGTCGTCGCACAGCTGGCTGACCGTGACCGCGGCGGCAGTACGTGTCTTCTCCACCTTCTTGTCGGCGGCAGGGTCTTCGCCGTTGTCGATGGCCACTCGGTACGCGCGAGCGGCCTTACGAGCGGCTGCGAGGGAAAGGTCGGGGTAGTTGCCCAGTGTCAGCTCACGGCGGCGCTTACCACGGCTGTAGCGAAGCACCCAGGTCGCGGTGCCGGCAGCAGATAGGGTGAAAGTCAGGCCGTCGCCGTCAGCCTTGGCGACCGGTTCCCCTTTGGTCACCCAATGACGAATCTGGACGTCGTCGAGCGCATGAAAGATGCGGGGCAT